AACATTTAAGATTGGGTGTGCAACGGATGCTACCAATACAATATTAGAAAATACACAGACCACAGACCTAACGGCTGCAAAGAAAAGAGAGAGGTACATTCCAAACAATTCAGAAGATGGTCTACAAACTATAACTGTAGAAATTTCAACTGGAGCATCTGCTACGACTGCCAAAGGAAGATTTTATTTCAAGGGCATGTTAGTCGAAGATGAATAACATATAAATAACAATACCAAGAAAATTTTGGTATGATTACTATTTAAGGAGAAAACAAATGGCATTTACAGCAAGTGTTACAGAATTCGGACATACTTTTACCGATGCGGTGGTAGAAGTTACAGAAGCAAATTTAGAATATCGTTTAAACGATTTTGGTGCAGGCCCAGAGGGAGAAACCCCATCACCTACTACTAAACTAAGAATTAATTATAAAGTCTATGTCAGTCAGGCCGCAAAAGATGCTGGTGGACGAGAAATTATAAATGAATGGGATGAGTCTGATGCTGGTGATGATACCGACATCGTAGACGGAAATCTTTTGGCAGTTGCCGAAGCAATAGTGGCGGCAAAATTAGCAAGTTAAATTATTTTACTAACTTTTTGAAGTGAGGTCGTAATGGATTTTGATAAGATTATTTTCCACGCAAATGGTGGCATCGGCAAAAATGTCGTTGCTACTGCGGTTTTGAAAGCAATAAAGAAAAAATATGATTTGCCCATTTATGTTGTTACAGGATGGCCAGAGATTTATAAATTCGATCCAAACGTGGCAAGGGTGTTCAAATTTGGAGCAACCCAATATTTCTACGAGGATAATATTAAAAGAGGGAAACCTTTAATTTTAGCACAGGAGCCTTACTTATCAACACAACATATTGTTGAACGTAAACCATTGCGACAAAGTTGGATTGAAATGTATGGGCTGGAATACGATAATGAGTATCCAGAACTACATTTCAATCACCGACATCATGAAATAGTAAGGCAGAATTTTCAAAGAGACAAACCAACAGTTTTAATACAAACTAATGGTGGAGCTCCAGACCCCGAAGGAAAGAGATTATATAGTTGGGCAAGAGATATGCCAATGATTACGGCACAGGGTGTCGTAGATAGATTGAAATCTAAATATCATTTCTTTCAAATCTGTTACAATGAACAACAAGTTTTAAAGGATGCAGAACCAATACAGGGTTTGAATGAAATGGAACTTTTCGCATTACTAAAAGAAACAAAGGGTAGGGTATTGATAGACAGTTCGATGCAACATGGTGCAGGGGCAATGAATTTGCCGAGTACAGTAGTTTGGATTGCAAACGAACCAGAGGTATGGAGTTATACCTGTCATAGTCATATTTTACCGAAAGTAGAGAAAAAATTCGATACACCAGCAAAGGACTTATATCAGAGGTATGATATTGGTGGATCAACTGACGAATATCCGTATGAAACGGATGATATATTTGATGTAGATGAAATAGTGAGTTCAGTTGAGAAACAAATCAACGAATCTGGTGTTTAGTAAGTAAATACGGTTTCCTAGTTCCCCACTAGGAAACCTTTATCTAAGGACTAGGACATATGGCACTATATAAATTTAATTTCGGAGCAGATACAGACACGACACTTTTTCACAATTCTGATGCGAGTGGTCGTGATTTTAACATGTATTCCACTTGCCATAGTGCTGGTGAAGCAGTTTTCGGGAATATTAGGGTTTCAGGAACTTCTCAATTTGGCATTATTTGTGCCGATTCATGTATTCATTTAATCAAATCATCTGGAAATGCAATTATAAAATCAGAAAGTGGTAATAATGCTGGTGATTTATACCTAATCGGAAATCGAACTTCTAACAATGATACTAGTAACCTAACTTTCTACAATTCTTCTGAACCAATTGCAAGGATAAGAGCATATCGACATGGAGCAAATGATGCTGGAAAATTAACATTTGCCACTCAAGCAACTGGTGGAAATCCAGTTGAACATATGACGATATGTCCAGATGGCAAGGTATGTGCAACAAGTGCTTTTTATGGTCATTTATACGGTGTTGATCTTAAAATTACTGGTACATCTTGTTTTCAACAAAATATATGTTTGCAGGGTGGAAATCGTGCAGTAGTTGTTCCTAGTGGATATGGTGCTTTACAGGCAGGGTCTTGCGAGAATATCAGATTTTGTACTAATGGAATTGTCTATGTAAATTCCACTCTTTGTACTGGTAATAAATGGAAAGTTACTGAAGATGGTGTAACTTCTTGGGGTGATAGTCAAGCACAAGGTACACTTACATGGGATACTGGTAAGGCCGTAGTGGGTGGTTTATCAGGAAATGCTTTATCACTTATTGCTGGTGGTTCTTCAAAATTGTTTATCTGCACAGGTGGCAACGTAGGAATAGGAACTGCCTCGCCAGCAAAGATACTTGAAATATCTTGTGCTGACCAACAGGTAGAACCAAGAATTACATCTACTCATGCTAGTGGGTATCCTTCTTTAAATTTCTATGTAGATACAACTACACATACAGGAAGAATTCAAGGTGGGTTGAATGATGCATATAATGCTCATGGTTCTAATTTGTTTATACATAGTCCAGAATCTGGCAGTAAGGTAGTAATTAGAGCATATCAGTGCAATGCAGTTTATATAGTTAATGATGGCAATGTAGGAATCGGAACTGCTACACCTTGTACTAGTTTAACAGTTGCCACACCAAGTACATTTACCGACCACGAATGCATCAAACATAAAATTTGTTGTAGTGGGATACACATTCTAGGTGGAACATATGCATCTGGTAATGCATATGGAGGTTTGGTCTGGTCTGATTCCGATCAACCAACAAAACCAAAAGCAGGGATATGGTCTAAGGTTAGTTCTTCTGGTTCTTGTATAATAATGGGAACATCGAACAGTTATGTTACTGGTATCACTAATAATGCATTTGTTATGGATCAGGCCGGAAATTTTTATTTTTATGGCAATGCATATGTAGTTGGCACTGGGGCAAGGACATGTATAAATGATGGAACTAATGTGGTACAGATGGGATTATGGGATGGTGCTACCAATAGAATAGAATCTTTTGGAGGTAGACCACTATTTATTACTTCTTATAGTGGTGGAATACGATGGGGTCTTTCTGGTAGTGTTCATATGTGTATGGATACTTCTGGAAACTTAGGAATTGGAAGTAGTTTTGACCCAACAGCAAAATTGATGGTTTCTGCTGGTGGAACTAAAGCAAAGACAGGAAGTGTATTCCATGCTATAGCTGGTAATAGTTACTCAGATACTTTATCTGGTGGGGCAAATTTTGTATTTGAAAATCCATCAACATCTCAGAATGCTGGTGATGGAGTTGTCTTAATAAAAACGGCAACTACTACTGGTACTGCTTTTGCGGTCTGTAATAATACTGCTAATATATTTAATATCTGTAATAGTGGCAACGTAGGAATCGGAACTGATACACCAGCAGTACCACTTCATGTTTCTGGTGTAACTTGTTCTTCTTGGTTTTGTGCTGATACTGGTGTTTGTTTCAAATCTAGTAGTGCTTGTATTTCTCTCAATCAGCATTACTTTGATACGAGGGGTGCTTCTGGTGCTTGGTGTGGATTTTCTGCTATATTTAGAACAGCAGCTGGTAATGACCCCAATAATAAATGGGTTGGAATAGGAGCAACTAACGATCATGGTTGGTTAAGTTTTGCCTCTGGTGCAGATAAACATTTGGTATTGTGTTCAGATGGAAAAGTAGGAATCGGAACTACTGCACCAGATACGAAATTAGAAGTCAAGACTTCTGTTAGTGGTGCATCAGCAAGATGTACACCACATTCTTCATTCATTCTTTATCCACATCATTCAGGTGATATACCTTATGGTCATATTACTGGTGGAAATTTTGGTACAGGTATAGAATGGAAATCCAGAACATATAACAATAGTACAGTAAAGGTTCGTGGTTATATTAGATATGGGTTATGGGATAATTCTTCATGTACAGGTGCTGGTTATGGGCCAGGACTTGCATTTGGTCTTTCTGATTGTGGGAATGATGCTTGTGATCCTACTACTTTAATGACTTTAAGAAGTAGTGGCAACGTAGGAATCGGAACTACTTCACCAGCACAGAAATTACATGTTTGCGGTACTGGTCAGACTCAGGTACTAATTCAAAGCAATGGTTCTAGTAGAGCTCAACTGAAGATATATACACAACATAATGAACCAAATGACATTATCTTTGGTAGTAATGGTGATGAAGATAGATTTTCTTTATCAGGAAGGGGTTCTTCTCAAAGTCATCAATTAATAATGTATTCAAATAATGCTGGATGGCAAGAACTTCAGAAATGGCATTTTGATTGTGATGTTGTATCTTTTCCTTCTGGTTGTGTAGGAATCGGAACTGATACACCATCAGAAAAATTAACTGTTAGATGCTCTCAAGGAAGTTCTGCTTCAGTTCAGACGTTGTTGCATTTGGGTCTTAATGATGGTACTGCGGTTGGAACTGGTTCTGCATTATTTCTCAAGACATCAAACAATCAAACAAGTAATAGATATGGTGCAAGAATATGGGCTCAACGTTCATCTGCTGATAATGGTGAAGCAGATTTTGGTATTGATTTAGAGTGTAGCAATGCTGGTCAGGTTAATAGATTTTTTATAGATGGTGGAACTGGCAACGTAGGAATAGGATGTGCAGACCCAACAGAGAAACTTCATGTTAATGGTAGTATTTTGGTAGATGGTTTTAATAATGCTGGTCATGGAATATTTTTTAGACCAACTTATAGCACAAGTGGTTCAAATTCCGCATGTAATGGTGGGGTATTTACTGGTGATTTTAATGGAAGTGGTCATTATGATGGATTGAAAATTGCTGGTTGGGATGGATTGGGTTTTTATACCAATAACGAAGAACGTATAAGAATTTGTAATAATGGCAACGTAGGAATTGGACAAGATAATCCAACTGCTAAATTTCATCTTAGTGCAAACCAAACTGGATACACTGGAGTCTTTTATAATAGTAATGCAGCCTCTGAAGGTGTAACTATTCGTGCTGGAAATACGAGTAGTCAGAACTCGTTAAGTGTTCAGAATTATGATGGTAATACTGCTATCCTGACTGCTCGTAGTGATGGCAACGTAGGAATCGGAGACGCAAATCCAGACCACTTACTATCATTACAGAAAACTGATGGTGCAGCCATTATTGCTATTGATGCAAAAACGGGAACTAATACTTCTGGTATAATACTGAGAAATGAAGAAGCAGATAAATGGATTATTAAAAATGATGGTGGTGCAGATCAATTTGCTATTTACAATTATGCAGTTTCAAATACTGCCTTTTATATAGACCCAAATGTTTGTGCGATTGGACTTGGTAGAGCTCATACGGTAACTGCTGGTTCAAGGTCAACTGCAATCGGTTTTGAAGCAAAGGCAACTGGAGCAGCTTCTGTTCATGTTACAGGTGATGGTGGGTGTGCAGTTGGTGATGTTTCTTCTGCCTTTGGAAAGGCAAGTAAAGCAATTGGTGCATGTTCTACTGCGATAGGTGCTTGTAATGTAGCAGAAGCTGCAGGTTCGACAGCAATAGGATTCAATGCATCAACTAACCAAGCTTGTGCATTAATTCTAGGTGGGTGTACGGTAGGAATCGGAACTTCTTCACCAGCATCGAAATTAGTTGTTGCTGGATGTTTGACTCCTTCTCAACCTGCGGCGAATGGTACAGTAAGTGGAGCAGCTGCAGATTTTGATGGTGGTGATATATATACTGGTCGTGCCTTTTTTCAAGGTTATAAAAAACAAAATGCTGGAGATTTGATTGGTATTAATAGGGAAAGTAATAATCTAATTTTTTATAATTATACTGATGGATGTCCATTATTAAGACTTTATGAGAATGGTTGTGTTGTTGGATGCCATTTCGTAACCAATTGTCAACTTTGGAGTTCTTCTGACATGGCAGTTGGTAATTTCCTTATTGGTGGTGCTAATGGGGCATCTGATTCTTTCAAGATGGATCAGGGAACATCTGTTTTTGATATGTGGGTTAAAGATTCTAGCATTACCTGTCCTAGAAATATATTTCGTGCTTATAATAATGGTTCATGTATAGTAATCGGTCAAGGATGCAATGCTGATGATACTGCATCTATTCCTGTCTATTTTTGTGGTGGAGTGGGAGGAAGATTAGGATTGAATTGTGGTCTATGTCATGCTTGGAAAGGAATTGACCTGACAGCTGGTTCATATAACAAGTTTTATCCAGTTGGTGTGAATGTTGGTTGTGGAGATTATTGGTCTGATGATGAAGTAGAAATTGTCCAATATAATGTACACTCCCCTTCTAGTGGTTGTGGTGCTATGTATCTTAAATTCAGGGCAAATATTACTGGTTGGGGTCATATCAATCCCGGCGTTATAGTTGAGAAGTACAATTCTGGTGGAGCCAACCAGTTGGTTTCACAGATACGAAACTGCGACCATTTTACATGTCGATATGTAGTTTGGTTAAGAGGTGGTCTGAGTTATTGTGGTAGAACTTGCATGGGTGGTGAATTTAGTAATATTACTAATAGTAGTGATGATAATTGTCTGGTTTATGACAATTCTAATAATGCTTATGACCGATATGCTCAATATGTTACTTCAATCGGTGATCCTGAATTTGCACAGTTAGACCACAATGGTGGTGATGTAGCAATGTCATTAACCAGTAATAATATTGATAATACTCTATCTGCTGGTTGTTATGCACCAATAGTATATGCCTGTTCATATCTTAGAGGTGGAGGATTACTCTTAACGCCGGGTACTGCTAATAATGTATCTGGTGGTTGTGATGCAACTTTATGGATTGAAGCACCAAGTGATAATGATTGGGGTCTGGTAATAAATAAAGCAAGTAATGAATATGGACAGATAATAAAGATGAAATCTGATTCTACTCATGCTTTTGGTGTTGAATTTGGTGGTACTAGAAAATTTGATGTGAGACACGATTATGCTTGTCATAATACTAAAATTTCTTCACCTATTGTTAATATTGGTGGTAGTGGTTGTTTTCAATGTCTTAGTGGAAATACAAGTTCCATTAATCTCAAAGGTGTTGGTACTACTGACATGAGATTTGGTTTTATGAATTCTTCTGGTACTCAACTGGGTTTCCTTTACGGTACTAATAATTTAGATTTTGGTTTTTTGGATGCGGGTGGGTCATGGTCATATAGACATACTAACGATGCTTCTCATTGTTGGTTTACTAATGGTGGAACTTTCAGGGCATTATTAACTAATGGTGGTACTTTTTGTGCTACGGGGGATGTTATAGCATATTCTTCCGATAAAAGATTGAAATGCAATGTCTTGACTATTAGTTGTGCCATAGATAGAATAAAATCAATTCGTGGTGTTGAGTTTGAATGGGATAGAGAATATATCTGTAACAACAAACTTACATTTACACCTTCAGAAAACGAAAAAACATTCGGTTTTATTGCACAGGAATTAGGTGAAGTAATACCTACTGCGATGGTCGAAGCACCATTTGAAGAAGCATTATGTAGAGAGGTATCTTGGGAAGAAAAATATAAAACGATTAAACCAGAAAAGGTGATACCACTTCTGGTAGAAGCAACCAAAGAGCAACAGTGTACCATCGAAAAACAACAAAGACAAATAGATACCTTGACATGTCAGGTAGAATTGTTACTAAAGAGGTGTGCATAGATGAATTTTTACGAATACCCCATTACACAGGATTATAGTTACATTTCCACACCATATAATGAGACTTCTTATTATGCTATGCCAGAGACGATTCATATGGCAACTTCTGGCACATTGAGTTTAGGAACGTCTGCTGGTGTTGGTCAATGTGCTTGTTTTGTTACAATGGCATGTCCGAGTGGTCTTTCGACACTCACTAATAATAATGCTAGAGATATTTCGGGTATTTCAGCAATACAATGTGGTTATATTATTACTGGAGCCCATGAACAGGGGGTTGCTTCTTGGAGTTTTGATACTTGTATGCAACCCGATTCAGCTGTCTGTCAAATACTTCGATCATGTAGTGGTTGTTATGTTGCTATTTCAGATGCGGTTGCTTCTTGTGAAGCAGATGGTTATGTTTTTTTAGGAACTTGTTACGGAAATGGTGCATTCGGTGTTTGTTGTAATGGAGTTATATCTATCCACGTTGGGTCAAACGGATGCTTAACACTTAAAGATTCGGAAAATGTTTCTTGGGGGAGTAACAATTATGGTCAGGTGGCGGGTGGTATGTATCATGACCAAAAGAGTAAATTTATCTATGTAAATACATATGAAGGCCCATCAATCTATTGCTATAATTCTTCAGATGGAAGTCTTACTGTTTGTAGTTTCTGTTATGCAATTGATTCAATGGGGAGGGGCATATATGCTATGGATTTTTATGGATGTTGTTATCTATTAACAGCAAATGATACATATGGAATATATGCATACTGTTTACATCAGGGAACAAATTGTATTTGTACTGGAGCTGCCTACTACAATAGTGGAAATTGTAAGATTGGATGTGGTTATAGTTCTACGTCAGCGGGGTATGGAATGAATTATGGTATTAATAGTAATTGTCCTGCTTGTCATATTTGGGGTGGTTGTGCCACACATTGTGATGCAGACGATGGTGGTTTTTTTGTTACTTCAAACGGTAGGTGTCTTTATATTATGTGTCTTTGGTGTAACAATTTAAATCCATTTGTAATGTGCTTGAAATGTAGTTATGAACTTCATAATAGTAGTTCGTCTAGTTGCCAAATTCATGGTGTGTCGGGTGATGATGAATATATTTATGTCATACAATGTAGTTGGATTCAGGTATTTTCTATTTCTACCAGTGGAGCAGTAACTAGAATTTCGTGCTGTCCTAATAGTTATTCACCTAATAGTGGTAGATATACCATTAATGCAGTTCCGAATAATTCTAATTATGCTTCTACATGTCATGTATGGGTGTCTTGGCGTTCTGAATGGGCATCAAATAATAGTCAGAAAGGAAGATTATTGGCATATACTAAACCAGCACAACACAGAAGTATTAGAGGATTGTTTGGTGGTTCTGCTCCTGATGCTATTTCCGAATATTATGCAGGGGGTAGTTATGTTCCGAGTTGGAATAGTGGAGTACCAACAAGTGGTGAAATAACATTTTCAGATTTCTATAACGCAGGTAAGTAATATGTATAATTTTTTAGCAGATTTTTCGGATAATAGAAGAACTGAATCTGATGTAGAAGTCATTTTAGTTACCTTTAATTATTTTTATAGTGTACCAGAACAACAGACATTGAGAATTGGTTATGAATTACATTTCGATAGTGATTTAGAACAAAAAGTTATAGAAGTTAGTGGTGAAATTCTTGAAACCTTTAATATAAATAACAGAGATACTGTTGAAGAATGTGTTCTTGATTATCTGAAAACAAAAAGTGAATTTAGCAATATTAGAAATGTTACATAAATAACAATGTATAGAAAAAAAAGAAGGAGAATAGTAAATCATGTCTGAACAATTAGCATTAGATCAAAATGAATTGACAGAGGCACAAACTCACATCAATCTGATTCAAAAGGCATATCGCAAACTTGAATCAGCACAATACGCAGCTCGGGAATTAGAAAACGATTTTCGTGATCTAATCAATACCCATATCCAATCAAAAGGGGGTGATCCTAATCTGCAATACACCCTAAACACCGATACGGGAAGTTTAGAAGTCGTAACTGAACAACAGGTTCAGCAACAAGAAGGAAATCAAAGTAATGGATCAGCACCAAACTCGGAGGAAGTTGATCCGACAGGAAATTTTAAATTTGGAGATGAATCAACAGGAGCATTCAAAGACGGAGACGCAGACGAGGTGTAAAAAATAAAATATGCCAACTAAAATACCACTCAGGGCAACGTATGATGCATCTGGCAACGTTGCAACTGGTTTATCTGAATATCAAACCAATGAGTTCATTTCTACCACTTTTGGTGGAACTGGTGCGAATACCTATGCTCAGGGTGAGATTTTAGTTGGTAATGCTTCTGGTTCATTAACGAAAAGTACCATACAAGGTACTGCTGGTCAAATAACCGTAACAACGGGTGGAAACACAGTTACTATTGGTTTGGATAGTTCATTAGGATTTAATACTGCAACCAAAAATATATTAGGAACAGTTAAAGTTCCAGATAGATTAGCAGTTACAGAATTTTGCTCTAATATATCAGGTGGAACTGGTTATTCTGATGCAAATAATGTTCTTACAAGAGGTGGTGCAGTTGGTTCTTCTGGATTGACGGTTAATATTTCTACTGATAATTCTGGTGGGGTTTGCTCTGCTACAGTTGTAACTTCAGGTACTAGATATGCTGTTGATGATGTCATAACAATTACAAGAGCAGTATCCAATTTAGAAACTTCAACACCTACTCCTTCTGGAGCATGGAAAACTTCGACAACATATAGTAATGTATCCTCAACAGCAGAAGTTTGCACTGGAATTGAAACTGTTTCGGATTTAACCCCAACACCGTCTGGTGTATGGCAATGCGAACAAACATATAATAATGTTGCACCATCTCAAAATTCTGGAAGTGGAAACGGTGCATTATTTACAATTTCTACTGGTGTTGATGGGAATCCACTTTTTGTATTGTCTAATGCTGGTAATGGTTATACGATAGGTGATACATTACAATTTACCGATCCTGGCGACACTAGCAATACAGCATCATTCAAAATATGTACATTACTAACTGCTAGTGGTGTAAGTGCTGGTGCTGGTGCAACCTTTGACATAACCACTGATAGTTCAGGAGATCCTACTCTTTCTGTCAATTCGGGTGGACAAAGTTATATCAAAACGGATCAAATTGTTGTAACAGAACCAACAGGTTCTCTTATTAATTTAAGTGATACAACACCTACTGAAGCAGAAGGTACTTTATCTTGTTATTGGCAACCTAATCAAAATACCGTTGTTTTAACGCAATGTGCTACCTCTGGTTCTGGTACTGGGGCATCATTTAATGTTACTACTGATAATAATGGAAATCCAACTTTTGTATTGAATAATATCGGTCAAGATTATAAAATTGGTGAAACTATTACAATCGTTGATGGTGGTACAACATCAGAAACTGCAACATTAACAGTTTCGTGTGCTAATGATAGTTATATCTCTAACGTATGGCAGTCAAGTGTAACACATTCTTCAATTGCACCTTCTTCGACTTCGGGTTCAGGTACAGGTTCGACTTTTAGTGCAACAACAGATACAAATGGTTTTCCTACATTTGCTATTGTTGGTGGTGGTTCTGATTATGTAGTAGGAGATACGGTTACTATAACAGAACCAACAGGTGTATTAACAGTTTTTAGTACTTTGCCAGAACCATCAGATGCATGGGAACCAAATCAATCACATACAGGTGTTTCACAACACTATACTGCTGGTAATGGAACTGGTATCTCTGTTAATATTACAACAGACGGAGACGGGAATCCATCTTTTACATTGGTTGATGGTGGTGCTGGTTATGCAATGAACGATCAAATAAGATTTACCGATCCACATTCAAATACAACTAGTTGTGCAACTTTAGTGGTTACTAGTATTATTGTTCAAGCAACTGCTATATTAACTGTAAAGACTATTAATAGTGGGGCAATAACTGCAATATCTAATACAATTCCAATTAAACGATCTACTGCAATTGTTAGTAGTTCCAACCAAGATGCAACAGCAAATGTTAAAACTATTTCAAATGGTGGGTTGGCAGTTGATTCACAGGGAAATTTGAGTATTGCCAAATTGGTAGGTATGTCTGATGGAGCAATTTTTAATAATAATAACACTTATTTAGAAGTAATTACTCGATTGGATATAGACGAAGGTGGTCGTGTTACGAATATAGATAAAAAGGAAATGCAGTTTAAAGATGGTGTGCAATTAAAGCAAAACGATAATGGAACTATGCAAGTTCAATCAGATGGGTTAGCAGTAGCAATGTCTATTGTCTTTGGGGGATAGTAATGGCAACCGATTTTCAAACTAAAACAATTAAAGATGCACCTACTGATATTACCAATGCAAATGCAGTTCTAACAGGTGTTTATACTTCTGGTGAAGCAACAGTTCATGCAATTTATATTTCTAATAAAAACAATGCTAGTAGAACTGTTAATTTAGGGTTATATGATGGTGCTGGAACAGGAGAGTCTAACAGACAAGCATATATATTATACAATACGGAAGTTCCACCAGCATCAACTTTAGTTTTAGAAAAACCTATAAATTTGAATACTAGCACAACGACATCAGAACAAAGACAGTTGAGAATTAGTGCTAGTGCTGGATCGTCAATAGATGTTATGGCATCAGTATTAGTAATTACATAGGTGTGTTATGCTAAAATATATAGGAATAGACGCATCAAGAATAAAGGCAAAGTATAAAGAATTTATTGATTTGACTATTTTTAAAGAAACAGATCATAGCAAAAAAGTAGTGCTGTCAACAGCACATGATGGAACAGATTTAGAATTACAGATAACAGATGGTTCTACTGGAGATGTAGTAATAGATTGCGGATCATTGCCATCAGTATCATAAGGAGAGGGTCATGGCAAATCAAATACCATTAAAAGCACTTTTTGATGAAAATGGAAATGTAACTAGTTTGGGGCAATTTACACCAACTGATACCGTTTCGGTTGCTGATGGTGGAACAGGTGAAACATCTTTTACGATAGGAAATATTATTATTGGAAATGGTACTAATGGTTTTCAATCAATATCGAGAGGTTCGTTGATTGCTGGAGATGCATCTGTTACGGTTACGGGTGGAGCAAATTCAGTTGTTGGTGGTAATGTTACTATACAATTTAATACTGGAAATATAGATATTTCTCAGACTTCTGGTTTTTTACCAGCAAATAGGGTTACAGCAAATTTGAGTGATCAATGGATCGAATCTAAAATTCCATCGTTAGATGGAAATAAAAGTACAGGAAATTTTTAGGAGATTCTAATGGCAGTTCCAAATTCCAGAGCAACATTAAAAACATATTGTAAACGAAGATTAGGTTCTGGTATGGTGGATATTAACATCACTTCAGATCAAGAAGACGATGTTATAGATGACGCATTGCAATTTTATCAGGATTATCATTATGATGCAATCGTAAGAAGTTTTCTCAAGCATCAAGTTACTTCATCAGATAAGACGAATAAATATATTTCAATTGGAACTAGTGTAACTGGTGTTATTAATGTCTATCCGATTAGTTCTGATTCTACGGTCAATATGTTCGATCTCAAATATCAAATGAGACTCAACGATTTGCACGATTTTTCTGACGTTCAGATGATGCACTATTCGATGGTTAGTCAAAATTTAGAATTGATTGACCAAATGTTGGTAGGAAAACATCCTTTCGATTTTTCCAGACACCAAGATCGTTTGCATATTCACATGGATTGGACAAATGATATTGCAACAGATGAATATTTACTTATCGAAGCATATGAAATTTTGAGTCCAGAAACATATACATCAGTTTATAACGACAGGTTCCTAAAGCAATACGCAACGGCATTGATGAAAAGACAATGGGGTCAAAATTTAAGCAAATTTGAAGGTTTGCAACTTCCCGGCGGTGTAACCTATAGTGGTAGTACCCTGATGCAAGAAGCAACTACAGAAATAGAAACACTTGAAACACAAATGCAAATGAGATACGAAGAAATGCCACAATTTTTAGTGGGGTAAGAAATGACAGTCAGAACGGGTTTTACACATCATTCGTCTACAACTGAACAAAGCATGGTTCAGAATCTAGTAACTGAAGCAATACAAATTGCTGGATTTGATATTAATTATTTGCCTAGAACTAGCAACAATATTGATACATTGTTTGATGATGCAGAAAAAAATTCATTTACGACTTCGTATACCATAGAAATGTATTTTGGACAAGATACCATTAATGGTATGGGTGGTACAGGAGATATTGCTGGTAGATTTGGGTTAGAAATACAAGATACCTGTCAATTAGTTTGTTCAGTTCAAAGATTTACCGATGTTGTAACCGCAGGGGATGCGACTATAACTAAACCCAGAGAAGGTGATTTAATATATCTTCCTTTATCGAGTCAGTTGTATGAGATTACTTTTACGGAAGACATGGTTCCATTTTTTCAATTAGGAAAAAATTATGTCTGGCAGATGGAATGTTCATTATTCCGTTATGCACAAGATACAATGGATACTGGTATTACAGCAGTTGATGCTATTGCCACAGAAACAGACAACTTTACACAAAGCACAGATATTGAATCTGATGCTGATGGTGGTATTGTTGATTTTACAGAATCTAATCCATTTGGTGTATTCTAATGCTTGGAACAACATTTTATAACGAATCTATTAGAAAAGCACTTGTTGCTTTTGGTACGTTGTTTAACAATATTACTATTCAACGTGTGGATTCTAGCAACAATACACAGAATATTCTTGTACCATTAGCATATGCTCCTAGAGCAAGGTTTAGACAGTTGGCACAAGCGGCAACAGGTGTAGAAACCCAATTTGAACTGCCAAGAATGAGTTTTGAATGGACATCTCTGACATACGATTCAACTAGAAAATTAAATACCATGCAAAAAATAGGAACTGCTGTTAGTGGTGATACCTCACAAGTAAACTATAGATGGCAAAGAGTTCCTTATAATTTGGATATTACATTGTCAATTGCTTGCGATCAGACAGAAGATGGATTAAAAGTTGTAGAGCAAATTTTGCCTTATTTTACACCAGAATTAACTGTTGCTATTAATGATGTTGTTAAACATGACATGCCAGTTATTTTATCGGATGTTTCACAAGAGGATCAATGGGAAGGTGGATTAACTGGTGAAAGACGATTAATTATTTGGACATTAAATTTCCAGTTAAAAACTTATTTATACGGCCCAAGTGCGACATCTAAAGTTGTTACAGAAGCAATTGCACAGATGTATAGTAATGTATTTAACGATTTTGATACTATTGGTCATACATCAGGAGATCATTCTGAGACATTAGACGCAGATGGAAAGGCAGTTAGTCGAATTATAAGAACTAATACGACAAATGTCAAAACGGATAGATAATTATGAATCACAAAGTGGATTATATTCTTAACGATATTTTTGATATGGAAGAACCAGAAACCAAAGAAGTGGAAGAAAATTTACAGGTGGTAGAATCCAATCCAGAAAATCGAACAATTGACGTTGAAGAAGATTACATAAAAAGTCGGGAACATTACTATAAATTATTTAATCAAGGTGTTGATGCAATGGAATATGCTCTGGAATTAGCAAAGCAATCAGATAATCCAAGAGCATTTGAGGTATATGGGCAACTGTTAAAGAATACATCCGAAGTCAATGATCGTTTGATTGATTTACAAAAGAAAATGGAAGAACTGAAAGCAATAGAAAAAAAAGGAAATCCGACAAAGGTTACAAATGCTTTGTTCGTGGGTTCCACATCTGAATTACAGAAATTAATCAAGAATAAAAAGAAAGAAGATGCAGTCGATTAATTATCTAGGAAATCCTTTACTAAAGAAGGCAAATGTACCGATAGATTTTACACCAGAACAGGTGGAAGAATATATCAAATGTGCCGATGATCCGATTTATTTCATCAAAACATACATGAAAATTGTAACGGTGGATGACGGTTTGATTGGATTTGATATGTGGGATTTTCAAGAGGATATGGTTCAGCAATTTCATGATAACAGATTTGTTATTTGTAAAATGCCCCGACAGACGGGAAAATCGACTACCATTATTTCATATTTGCTTCATTATGTACTTTTTAATCAAGATGTTAGGATAGGAATTCTAGCAAACAAGGGAAGCACAGCAAGAGAGTTACTAGGACGATGGCAATTAGCATATGAAAATTTGCCAATTTGGATGCAACAAGGTGTAGTTGAATGGAACAAAGGTAATATCGAACTAGAAAATGGTTCTAAAATTCTCGCATCATCTACATCGTCAAGTGCAATCAGGGGTGGAACATTCAATATTATATTTTTAGATGAATTTGCCTTTGTACCAGAACATATTGCTGAAGATTTTTTCAGATCAGTTTATCCTACAATTTCATCTGGTAATACAACTAAAGTATTGATAGTTTCAACACCTAATGGTATGAATCAGTTTTATAAAATGTGGACTGATTCAGTAGAAGGACGTAGTGATTATGTACCGATTGACGTACATTGGTCAGCAGTTCCTGGCCGGGATAGTAAATGGAAAGAACAAACCATACGAAACACCTCAGAAGATCAATTCAGGATAGAATTTGAAACTGAGTTTATAGGTTCAACCAATACACTAATTTCACCTAGCAAATTGACAACATTGGCATTCAGAGAACCGATTGCTAGAGGTGATAGTCTGGATATTTACGAAACGGCAAAGAAAGGACATATTTACATGATGTCTTGTGATGTTGCTAGAGGTGCTGGTAAGGATTATTCAGCATTTTCGGTGATTGATATTACAGATACACCTTATAAATTGGTAGCAAAATATCGTGATAATCACATTTCACCTTTATTATATCCCAATGTTATAGAAAAGGTAGCAAGGGATTATAATGAAGCATATGTATTAGTAGAAGTAAATGATATTGGTGGTCAAGTTGCTGACACACTTTATCAGGATTTAGAATATGAAAATCTTTTATCATCTACTGTTAAGGGTCGTGCTGGACAAGTGCTGAGTGCTGGTTTTGGTCGTGGTTCAGAAATGGGAATCAAAACAACCGCACAGGTCAAAAGAATAGGTTGTCGAGTACTAAAAACTTTGATAGAAGAAGATAAATTATTGATAGTTGATTTTCAGACTATTGCTGAATTGACTTGTTTTGCAGTCAAAGGAAAAAGTTATCAAGCAACAGAAGGTTCGCATGACGACTTAGTTATGACGTTGGTATTATTTTCTTGGGTAAGTAATCAAAGATATTTTAAAGATTTGATGGATCAAGATTTAAGATTGAAATTGCATGAACAGAGAATTCGTGAAATAGAAGATGATGTAACTCCTTTTGGAATTATCAATACTGGATTGGAGATTGAAACTTTTTTGGATTCAGATGGTCAGATGTGGGAAGTTGTCGAGTGAAAAATGTGTTTTTTATAAATAACAATACAATCTTAATTGATATTTAAGAAAACGAAAAGTTTCAAAAACAATTGAACAAGGAGAAAGAATATGGCATTTCAAGTAAGTCCAGGCGTAAGTGTTTCGGAAATTGATGCTACTAATGTCTTAGCACCGAGTGTTTCATCAAATACTGGGTTTGCATCTGCCTTTGTGTGGGGGCCCGCAGACAAAATAGTTTCGATTACTTCTGAACAAGACTTAGCAAATATATTTGGAAAACCGACAAATACAGATGTTGAAGGAAATTGGCACGTTGCTTCTAGTACTTTAGCATATGGTGGATCATTAAACGTTGTTAGAACATTGGGTACAAACTCATTAAATGCATTAGATGGAGCATCTGTTACGAGTGAAGGTACAGTTGTATCTTTTAATGGTGGTGTAATTCAAACAGTAGAAATTGCAACAGGTGGTTCTAGTTATGCCGATGCAACTGGTTTGGCAGCTTCTGGTGGAACTGGCACAGGTGCAACAGTTGATATTGATGCAACTGGTGGTGTAATTCAAACTATTACTGTAAATAATGGTGGTAGAGGATATAAATCAGGGGATACATTAACTGTTACGCAAGGTGGTGCAAGTGGTGGTACTTTTACGGTTGAAACCGTTGACGGTGCAGTTGTTTTAGGAACAACGGAACTCCTTACATCCAATGCATGGAATGGTGGAACCGATCAAACAAACGTAGCATCTGGTGCTACTACTGTAAGTCCAGCTGGTGGAACTGGTTTTACTGCCACTCTCACAACCACCAATAGTGGAACTAAAGTCAAAATCGTTTCAATAACTAATGCTGGTTCAGGATATAGTTCTGGTGATGTAATTACAATCGAAGATCCTGGCTCTACTGAAAATACAGTTTCGTTAGTGATAATGGATACTTCTTCAGATGGTGGTCAGAAAATTGCTAATGAAGATGTTTTCGATAGTAATGATAGTGGTTCAACAAATTCCTCTGCTGGAACTGCTAGTTTTGCCGCTCGGTATGCTGGTGCATTAGGAAATGCAATACAAGTTAGATTGTTCCATCAAACAGGAGCATTAGCAGGGTGGAATGGTTCTTATACTCAAAATGGATCAGCAAAAACAGTAGATTTTGGTGGTTTGTTTGATAGAAAACCGAATACCTCAGATTATGTTCTAAATAATAATGGTGGTACGGATGTCAATGACGAAGTACATTTAGTCGTTGTTGATAGAACAGGTGAAATTTCTGGTATTGCAGGTACTGTTTTAGAAAAATATGCTCATGTTTCACTTGCAACAGATGCTAAAGATTCTCAGGGAAATAGTAACTACATTAAAGATGTAGTTCGTAGAGATTCAAAATACATCTATGTTACAGGACAATGGGATAATATTCAGAGTGCATGGGAAGGGAAAAATTCAGCAAACACAACTGCTTTCACTGCTTCAGCTGCACAATCCATCAACCTCTCAGGAGGAGTTAGTGATGATGATTCTGGTGCTGGTGGTGGAAATCATTCTGCAAAACGTTATTCCGCAACAACTGGTTATGGATTATTTTCAGATAAAGAAGCAATTGACATTGATTTATTGCCAATAGGTGTAGATTCATCTGGTGCATTAGCAATACAAGTAATCGACAATATTGCTAAAATTCGTAAAGATTGTATCGTTTTTCTTTCACCTGATAGTGCAAGTGTTCTTGGAACTAGTACAACAAAAGCAGATTCTGTGATAACAGATTCTGAACAATCTGGATTATCCAGTACATCATATGCTGTTATGGATTCTGGATGGAAAAGAACATACAACAGATATACAGATAAATATATAGACATACCATTAAATGGTGATGTTGCTGGTCTTTGTGTTAGTGTTGATAATGCATTAGGTGCTTGGTGGAGTCCAGCAGGGTTAAATCGTGGAGCAATTCGCAATTTAGTAAAATTGCACTTCGATCCAAATAAGACAGACAGAGATAAATTGTATAAAGCAAATGTTAATCCAGTTGCTACTATTTCTGGTGCTGGTACAATATTATACGGAGATAAAACATTCTTGAAAAAACCTAGTGCTTTTGATAGAATTAATGTACGCAGACTATTTAACCTACTAGAACGAACAATTGCGAATTCTGCTAAGTATATGTTATTTGAATTTAATGACGAATTTACTAGAGCATCATTCCGTAATATGGTAGAACCATTCCTTGCTGGTATTAAAGCAAAACGTGGTATCTTCGATTATAAAGTTGTTTGTGATACTTCCAATAATACAGCAGATGTAGTTGATAGAAATGAATTTGTTGGTGATATTTACATTAAACCAGCACGTTCCATCAATTATATTCAATTGAACTTTATTGCTGTTAGAACTGGTGTATCGTTCTCAGAGGTTGCAGGATAAAAGGAGAAATAAGTAAATGGATATTTCTGGTTTCAAACAAGCAATGGCAGGGGGTGGGGCAAGACCCACTCTCTACTATGTTCAAATTATGCCCCCATCAGGTCTGAGTGGAAATGTTGGAACGCAAGGTTCCAATTTTATTCAATTCATGGCACAAACTGCTTCTATACCAGCAGGTACTATCGGAATGATAGAAGTACCTTTTATGGGAAGAAAAGTTAAGATGGCAGGGGATAGGACGTATGAAGATTGGAATACAACGATTGTCAACGATGAAGGGTTTACGGTCAGAAATTATGTCGAAAAATGGCAAGAATTGATTAATGGCCCTATAAGTAATCTAACTTCTGCTAAAGATTATGCAGATTATACATCTGTTGCTCATGTTGTTCACTTATCAAAATCTGGTGAAAAAATTGCTGAATATGCCATGCAAGATTGCTGGCCCAGCACAGTTGCCGCTATTGAATTGGGATGGGAAACTAACGATTCATTAGAAACTTTTGATATAACTTGGACATTTAATCAATGGGTTAATCTAGGTTCTGAAAATAGTTCTACTGATTTGGGAGATGAGGTTATAACACCTATTATAAATAAAATGAGAGATGGATTATCACAAAGAATTACTAGTTTAACAGACAAATTAGTATAATAAAAAAACAATCGGGGGGAGTTACAAATATCCCCCCATTTCTCTAGGTATCAAAGATGGCAAAATTTTTAGGATTTGAAATAACGAGAGCAAAGAAAAAGAATTTAGAAACGTTTGCTCCACCAGAAAACGATGACGGTGCGTTGCCTATTGCGTCAGGTGGTGCATTTGGTCAATACGTTGATATGGCAGGGTCTATCAAAAATGAGATAGAACTGATTAATCGTTATCGTGATATGGCACTTCACCCAGAATGCGATGCAGCTATAGATGATATAGTAAATGAAGCAGTCATAATGCCAGAAGATGAAGAAAGTGTTGTCAAATTAGATTTAAATCAATTGGGTGCGCCCGATACTGTCAAGAAAAAAATACATCAATCCTTTGATGAAATAGTTGACAAACTAAAGTTTGACACCCAAGCATATGAAATTTTTAGACGATGGTATGTTGATGGTAGACTCTATTATCACATAATTATTGATGAAAAAAATAAAAAACAAGGAATTCAAGAACTTAGGTACGTTGATCCAAGAAAGATCAGAAAGGTCAGAGAAAATAAAAAAGTAAAGACCGATAAAGGTGATATGGTCAAGAAGACCGAAGAATATTTTGTATACAATGAAAAAGCAATAAAACCAGATGCACAAATATCAGAAGCAGTTAGGATATTGCCTGATGCAATTGCCCATGTAACATCTGGTTTGTTTGACCACGCAAAGAATGTGGTCGTAAGTCATTTGCATAAAGCAATAAAACCGTTAAATCAATTGAGGATGATGGAAGATGCGTTAGTAATCTACCGTATCAGTCGGGCTCCAGAAAGACGACTATTCTACATTGATGTAGGAAACTTACCCAAAGCAAAAGCAGAACAATATTTGCAAGACACAATGAATCGGTATCGTAATAAACTGGTTTATAATGCTGATACGGGTGAGATTAGAGATGACAGGAAGCATATGTCAATGTTAGAGGATTTCTGGTTGCCTAGACGAGAAGGTGGACGAGGTACAGAAATTTCAACATTGCCCGGCGGTCAGAATTTAGGAGAAATGGAAGATGTTATTTACTTCCTCCAGAAATTCTACAAGTCGTTGAATGTACCATCGTCCAGAATTGATGACCAGAATAGTTCTGGTTTCTCTTTAGGTAGAGAATCGGAAATAACAAGAGATGAATTGAAATTTTCAAAGTTTGTTCAGAGGTTGAGAACAGAATTCACTGATTTCTTCAATCAACTGCTCAAGGCACAATTAGTACTACAGGGCATAATCAAACCTCAAGATTGGGATAAGATTAAGCACGAAATTCAGTACGTCTATGCAGAAGATAACTTTTATAGAGAACAGAAGAACAGTGAAATTTTAAACATGCGATTGGAAGCACTCAGCACAATATCCGAGTATGCTGGACGTTACTTCTCAATGGCATGGATAAAAAAGAATATTATGCAAATGACGGATAAGGAAATAGTCGAAATGCAAAAACAGATTGATGCAGAGGTTGATGGTGGGAAAATTGTTAAAGATGCTACAATCGAGTGGGGTGGTGTAGGGCCACAGGGGCCTCCAGAACCCGAAGTTCCAGAAAAACCACCCGAACAAGCACCTGACAATCAACCATCACCAACCGATGCACCAACTGAAGAGGAAGTACAATTTTTAAAAGAATTAGACACAATTCATAGTCAAATAGAGGATGTATAAGGAGTTTTTAGATGGCAACAACCGATTTAGTAAATGCGATTTTGAATGATGATAATGTAGAAGCAATGAATCAGTTCAATATAGTTCTTGCTGATAAAATAAATGATGCTTTAGATGTTAAAAAAGAACTTGTTGCCACTGATTGGTTGAATAGCATCGACAATGAAGAAGAAGTCGAAACAGAGGTAAAGTAATATGGCACAAAAAGTTTTATTCGATCAATCGACAATAAAAGGAAAGGCATCGTATTTAATCAATCTTGCTAGTGGTGGTTCCGAAACGTTAGATATTTCTGCGTTGGATGATTCTAGTGGTGCAACAGCAAGAGTTAATATAGTTGATGTAAAATGGACATCTGCCGCTGGTGTAACTATTGCTTGGGATGCTGGAACAGATGAAACAGCAATGCAATTATCAGGAAATGGTGTCTGGAAAGAAGCACAACTTCCATATAGTACTGCTAGTGGTGCAACTGGTGATATTATAGTAACTGCTGGTAGTGGTGTTGCAACTGTTGTCATTACCGTTAGAAAAGTTGCTGGTTTCACTGGTAGAACAGACTATTCTGGATAAAGGGGTAAAAATGAAACTTATAACGGAAGTTAATGAAGAATTGGAAGTTATTGAGATTGAAGAAGGTACAGACGGCAAAAAAGGTCTGTATTTAGAAGGTGTTTTCCTTCAATCCGAAACTGTCAATCGTAACAAAAGGTCTTATCCAAGATCAATCTTGGAGAGGGAAGTAAAACGATATAAGAAAGATTATATCAAAGAAAATCGTGCTTTTGGTGAACTTGGACATCCAGAAGGCCCGACTATCAACTTAGAACGTGTGTCTCACATGATAACTGAATTGCGAAGATCTGGCAACGATTGGGTCGGCAAAGCAAAGGTTATGCGTGATACACCATACGGAAAAATAGTTGAAAGTTTGCTCAAAGAAGGTGCTAGACTTGGTGTATCTTCTAGGGGTATGGGTTCATTAGATGAACAGTCAAATGGTACGAAGATAGTAAAAGATGATTTTCATCTGGCAACTGCCGCTGACATTGTTGCTGATCCGTCTGCACCTAATGCATTTGTTAATGGTATTATGGAAGGAAAAGAATGGGTCTGGAATAACGGTATTATTCAAGAATCTGATGTTGCTGAAATGAAACAGAAGGTAGATGTACCAAAACAAGAACGTGAACAAATCGCATTACAAGAATTTGAAAGGTTTTTGTCAAAATTATAGTTATTATAAATAACAATACAAATAAATCTATACATAGATTAGCAAGGAGAAAGTAACATGGAAGCATTGGAAAAAGATTTTCAAGACTTAGTTGCTTCTGAAGAACAGGAAATTTTGGATGCGGTAGAACCAATCCAAGAAGAACCAGTTGCTGAAGAAGATACTGAAGAAATTCTTGAAGAAGAAGAAGAAATAACTGCTGAAGAACTCGAAGCATTTAAAGAGTTAATTGCTGAACTCAAAAAGGAAAATCCTGACATCGACTTCGATAATGTTGATATAGTAATATCCGAAGATGGTGAGGTTGAAGTGTATGAAGAAAAATTTGCAAAAGGTTCAACACCACAATCAAGACGAAATGCTAGATTACGGTATAAGGCAAATAAGGTCAAAATTAAACTACAACGAAAGCAAAGGGCAAACAAACCCATTGACAAAGAAAAGTCAAAAAGAATGAAAAAGGCCTTTGCATTATTAAAACATTTTGACCCATCTGATGTTGCTTCTGATGATGCCGTTGCAATCGGTGAAGAACAGCAAGACGTTCAAGAATATACTGCTGGTGTTCAAAAACGACCAGTTAATGTCCTAGTATGGAGAACTATTGGTGGTGAACTAAAGAAAGTAAAACGTTGGACAAGCAAAGGTAAAAAAGGTATCAACAAAGGGCCGAAATCTGCCGCTCATAAAACTGCTATTTCCAAAGCAATGTTAAGAGCATGGAAACCCGGCGGAGCTGCTCGAAAAGCTGCTGGTAAAGCAGAAGAATCAGTTGATTACATTGATGCTTTAGGAAACGGTGAAACGTTATCCGAAACCTTTAAAGATAAAGCAAAAGTTATCTTTGAATCCGCAGTAAACACCGAAGTCGAATCAGTTTTGAATACTTTGGAAGAAGAAGTACATGCTATCTTTGACGAAGAATATCAAACTGCTGTCAACGAAATGACCACTAAAGTCGATTCTTATATGGCATATGTCGTAGAAGGATGGATGGAAGAAAATAAAATGACAATCGAATCTGGCATTCGTGCTGATATTGCCGAAGATTTCATGTCAGGTCTGAAAAAACTGTTTACAGAAAATTACATCACCGTTCCAGAAGAAAAGGTTGATGTGGTAGAAGAATTGGCAACTAAGGTCAAGGTGCTTGAAGAAAAATTGAACCAAGAAGTTACTGCCAATATCGAGTATAAGAAAGAATTGTCAGAACACAAGCAATCTGACATACTAACTTCTTTGACATCCGATTTAACTTTCAATGACCAAGAAAAATTGAGAGAAGTCGCAAAGGGTGTTATTTTTGAAAACGAATCGGATTATACTGAAAAAATCCAAACGTTAAAAGAAAGTTATTTTCCTAAAGAAGAAAAAGAGCAAGAAAGTGCTTTACTTACGGAAGATACTGAACCAACGTTTGAACAGTCATCAGGTTCAATGGATGTTTACACGCAAGCAATTGCCAGATCAATCAAATAACAAGTTTTATAAATAGGAATAGAACATTCCGAACACAAGGAGAAAAGAAATGCAAGGGATTTCACAACATTTAATCGAAAAATGGAAACCTGTTTTGGATCACGAAGCACTCCCTGCTATCAGTGATTCTTACAGACGATCCGTAACTGCCATGCTTCTTGAAAATCAAGAAAAGGCAATATCCGAACAAAAATTGGCAGAAAATTCAATCGGTTTACTGACTGAAGCTGCTCCAACAAACTCTGCTGGAACTGGTGGTTTTGCTACTGCTGGTGGAAGTGGTGTTGCTGGTTACGATCCAATTCTAATTAGTTTGGTTCGTAGAGCTGCTCCTCAAATGATTGCTTATGACATTTGTGGTGTTCAACCAATGTCTGGCCCATCTGGTTTGATTTTCTATATGAAATCATCCTATGTTGGAGATCAAGCAACTGATGGAACTATGGCAAAAATCTCTGACCCAGAAGCACTCTTTGGTGAATCACAGACTGCTTTCTCGGCATCCGAAGAACAGGATGAAGTTGCTGGTATTGATACTGCCGCTACTAACGCTGCTTCGACAGACCCCTTTGCCGCTGATTACTATGGTGCTAGTCAAGACACCGTAACTGGTATGAATACGTCAAAGGCAGAAGCATTAGGTGGTGCAACTGTTAATAATTTCCGTGAGATGGGATTCACCATCGACAAGGAAACTGTAACTGCCGTAACCAGAGCATTAAAAGCAGAATATAGTACCGAATTAGCACAAGACTTGAAAGCAGTTCATGGTCTTGATGCTGAAACCGAACTGTCAAATATCCTCTCAACTGAGATCTTATCCGAAATCAACCGAGAAGTTATCCGTACAGTTATTGGTTCTGCTAAATATGGAGCTCAAACTGGAACCACAACTGAAGGTACTTTTGACTTAGATACCGACAGTAATGGTCGTTGGTCAGTCGAAAAGTTCAAAGGTCTACATTTTAGTTTAGACCGAGATGCTAATGCTATTGCCGTTGATACCAGACGTGGACGTGGAAATATCATCATCTGTAGTGCTGATGTTGCTTCTGCTCTGTCAATGACAGGTACGTTGGATACTGGTGGTGGTGGTGGACAAGGTGGATTATCTGCTGATGGTGTTACTGGTAATACCTTTGTAGGTACTCTGAATGGCAAATACAAAGTATATGTCGATCCTTATTTCAATGCCGCTCATGAATTCTACACAGTTGGATATAAAGGTTCTTCACCATTTGATGCTGGAATCTTCTATTGTCCATATGTACCATTACAAATGGTCAAAGCAACTGGTGAGCAAACATTCCAACCAAAAATCGGATTTAAAACCCGATATGGTTTGACTGCTAATCCGTTTACTACGTTGACTGAACCATCTTCAGTAGCAAATGCCACTAATGGTAATGCTTATTATCGTAAAGTTAAAGTTTCAAACCTAATGTAAGATTAGTTCTACCTTAGGGCTAACAAAGGGGAGTTCCATCGACCTACTGGACTCCCCTTTTTTTGTTGCCTAAATATAAATGATTAGAGGGGTATTATGAGTTTCTTAGACAACTTACCAGACAATTATAATTTACTATCACCAGTTGGGTTTCGTTTGACTTTTAGAAAGTTGCCTAATGTAGCATATTTTTGTCAAACCATCAATATACCCGATCTTTCAGTTTCTGAAATAACTGTACCGACACCAATGCGTGATTTTCCTATTTTTGGAGATAATTTGACCATTGGAACAGTTGATTTGAGTTTCGTGGTTGATGAAGATTTAGCAAACTATCAGGAAATACAGTTATGGATGCGTGGACTGACATCACCAGATGATTTTACTTCACACAGATCATTGATTGATTCACCTACTAATAATTTTTCAGATGAAGGTGATCTGCTCTCGGATGCAACTTTGCATATATTAACTAATACAATGAACAATAATAAAAATGTAGAATTCAAGGGCATGTTTCCGACATCTCTGGGAGCAGTAGAATTTACAACACAGGATACCGAAGTTTCTGCCATTACGGTTAGTGCTTCGTTTGCTATAAGGGATTATATAATTAAAACAGTTACATGATGACGTTACAACAATTATATGCAGAAACAGAAAAAGATGTGGGGGATGATCTGATAACCACGAATAGTAAAATACCATATCTTTATGATAAATATCTAAAATTATTGATTACAAACCGTTTAGAACTCACCAGAAAAAAACAAGAATACAGCAGAGTATATAAAGACAAACACGAATATTATACTGGAAAAAAATCACCACAGGTCTATAAAGAAAAACCTTTTGATATTAAAGTTCTGAAAGGAGATTTGCCGATTTATCTTGATGCAGATGATGATTTGGCAAAATTGAATGAAGGTGTTGAGTATCAAAAGGCAAAAGTTGAATTTCTTGAGCAAACTCTAAAGAATATTAGTAACAAGTCGTTTGCTTGTAAAAACTATATTGAATGGGAAAAATTACAGAATGGTATCACCTAATGCATTATACATCTCAAAAATAGATGAGGTGTATATTAAAATTGATTGTGAAATGGGAATTGCTCAAGAACTATGTGATTTTTTTACATTCTATGTTCCTGGCTACACTTTTGTTCCATCTTATCGTGCCAAACTTTGGGATGGAAAGATTCGTTTATATTCCATTGCAACTAGAAAACTCTATGGTGGTCTGCTACCATACGTTTTACAATTTGCTGATAAACGGAAATATAAATATGAGTACCCCAAAGAAATGAAAATAGAACGGACTCAAGTTAGTAATGAGTTCGTTGATTCATTGAAATTACAGTCTAATGGAAAGGGAATTGATGTTCGTGATTATCAAAAAGATGCCATTAATCATGCACTTACCAGCAAAAAAGCACTTCTCATTTCACCAACAGCATCTGGAAAATCTTTAATAATTTATACCATATTGAGATATTTGCAAAAACAGTCATTGATAATTGTTCCTACCACTTCTTTGGTTGAACAAATGTATAACGATTTTATGGATTATTCGACTAATGATAAATGGTATGTTGATCTGAATTGTCATAGGATATATTCAGGTCAGTCGAGGAAAACAGATTTGCCTATTGTTATATCGACATGGCAATCGTTAGTAAACGAAAAAAAGGATTTCTTTAAAAGGTTTGAAGTGGTTATTGGTGATGAAGCACATGGTTTTAAGGCAAAATCCTTAACTTCTATTATGACTAAATTGGTCAATGCAGAATATAGGATTGGAACAACTGGAACTTTGGATGGAACAAAAACCCATCAGTTAGTGCTTGAAGGATTGTTTGGTGTTGTCAAGCAAGTTACAACAACCAAAAAATTGATGACTGAAAACCATTTGGCAAATTTAGACATACATTGTATTGTTTTAAAATATCCAAAGGAAATATGCCAACAGACCAGAGAATATGATTATCAACAGGAAATAGATTTTTTAGTAACTAATGAATTGAGGAATAATTTCCTAGTGGAAATGGTTTCCAAACTGAAAGGAAATACATTAGTCTTATACCAATTAGTCGAAAAGCATGGAATTATATTGTACGATTTAATCAAAGAAAAACTGCCTAATAAAAATGTCAGTTTTATACATGGTGGGGTAAAAACTCTTGAAAGAGAAAGAATACGAAATGAAACTGAGGTTGGAGATAGTAATATTATCGTTGCATCCTACGGAACGTATAGCACTGGTGTCAACATCCGTAACTTACATAACATTGTATTTGCCTCACCGACCAAAAGTAGAATACGCAATTTGCAGAGTATCGGGCGTGTTCTCAGAAAATCCGAAAGCAAAATAAAAGCAAATCTTTTTGATGTTTCGGATAATCTTACCTACTTATCACATCAAAATTACACTTGGAAACATTTATTGGAGAGATTGAAAATATATCGTGATGAGAAATTTGACTTCCATGTAAAGGAATTTTCCCTGTAATTTGCTCCCTCTTGGCAAGACGAGCCAAGCTTACCATATAAAATTTCATTTGTCAAGTTTTTTTTATTTCTTGACTTTTTTAGTAAAATATGTTATAATATGTCAAATATCAAAAATGAGGGAATCATGAAGAATGATAAACATTACATTGATAATAAGTTATTCTATCAAGAGATGGTCGATTTCAGAAAAAGAGTAGATCAAGCAAGAGAAGAAGGGAATCCTGATCCACCAGCAACAGAATTTATGGGCAAGTGTTTTTTGGGAATTGCTAATGGTCTTTCATATCGACCTAATTTTATTAATTATACCTACAAAGAAGAAATGATTGCTGATGGCATAGAAAATTGTTTACAATATTGTTCTAACTTCAATCCAGAAGCATCAAAAAATCCATTTTCATACTTTACTCAAATAATATATTATGCATTCGTTCGTAGAATTGAAAAAGAAAAAAAGCAATCGTACATAAAAAGCAAAATTGCAATGAAAATGATAGATGAAAAAACATTGGCAGAATTTTCAGAACAGGATGATATTTTGTCTAAGAGATATTTAGAAGATTTGGTTACGACTGATCCAGAGAATGTAATTGCTTTTGAAAATCAATTAGCAAGAAGAAAGGAAGGTCGTAAAAAATATAAGAAAAATTTAGAGAGGTTTATGGAGTGAAAGTTGCACTTATTACCGATACCCATTTTGGTGCAAGAAATGATAATAGAGTAATTCAGAAACATATTAATCAGTTTTTTGATGATACCTTTTTCCCGTATTTAAAGGAACACGATATAAGGGAAATAGTACATTTAGGGGATTTGATGGACAAAAGAAAATCTGTTTCCTATTTGACTTTAAAGTATGTTCGAGAAAATTTTATAGAGAAAATAACTGAAAATGCTATTCAGACTCACGTTATAGTCGGGAATCATGATGCTTACTATAAAAACACCAATCAGGTTAATTCGGTCAATGAGTTATATGGTGAAACTCCGTATTTGCATATTTACGATACAGCAAAAACTGTAAATTTGGGTGATAAACTCAAAGTTTGTTTCATTCCCTGGCTCTGTGCAGAAAATGAAGTTGCATCTTATATTCATATGGACAAAACAGATGCTGAAATTGCAATGGGTCATTTGGAATTAACAGGATTTTTGATGTTTAAAGGTTCTATTGCAACACATGGACTAGACAAAGATATATTTGCCAAATTTGATAGAGTGTATTCTGGACATTTTCATTTGAAGAACGATGATGGACATATTTACTATCTAGGCACACCATATGAGTTGATGTGGTCAGATTATGGTACGGATCGTGGTTTTCATATATTTGATTTAGAAACACAAGAATTGGAATTTATTCGTAACCCAAACACTTTATTCACCAAGATTTTTTATGATGAAAAGAAACCATTAGAAGACTTGAGTGTTTATACTGATAAATTTGTTAGGGTGGTTGTGGCAGAAAAACCGACTGACCCATATAGATTTAATCTCTATATTGACCGTTTATATGAGGTTAATCCAGCACAATTAACAGTTGTAGAAAATTTTGAAGAATATCAGGAAGAACAGCAAATTGAAGGTACTGAGGATACAATTACTATATTGGGAAATTATATCAGAGGTTATCGAACAGATTTGGATTCTGCAAAATTGGAAAATATGGTTAGGACATTATATACAGAGGCATTGAGTGTAGAATGATCGTTTTTAAAAAGGTACGATGGAAAAATTTTCTATCAACAGGCAACGCATTTACCGAAATGGATTTGACTGCTTCACCCACTACATTGATTGTGGGTGAAAATGGTTCTGGTAAGTCAACTATGTTGGATGTATTGACATATGTACTCTATTCTAAACCATTTCGTAGAATAAATAAACCACAATTGATAAATTCTGTTAATAATGTAGATTTGCTAGTTGAGGTTGAATTTACGGTAGGAAGTAAAGAGTATAAAATCCGAAGAGGAATGAAACCCAATCTATTTGAGATTTTTGTTGATGGTAAAATGATGGATCAAGACTCAACGGTTCGTGATTATCAGGAACGGTTAGAAAAATATATTCTCAAACTGAATTATAAAAGTTTTACGCAGATTATCGTTTTGGGGTCTAGTTCTTTTCAACCATTTATGCAATTATCTGCATCAAATCGTAGAGAAGTAATAGAGGATTTGCTGGATATTGGTATTTTTTCGACTATGAATCAACTATTGCGTGAACGAGTGGTTGAGACTCGTATGAAATTGAATCGGTTTGAGCAAGATTTAAAAATGACCGATGAACGTATTGCAATTCAACAAAAATATATTGATGATGTTGCTGAAATCCAAAACAATAAAATTGAAGACACGTTGAAAGAATTGGATTCTGCCGAAAGACAAAGATCCGAATTGGATTTGGAAATTCAGTTAATTAAGAATCGAATTGCTGTACTAGAACCAGATGTTGATGGTATTGAGGTTATAAGAGAACGATTGCAAAAACTGAAGACGATGGAGAAGAAGATAAGAAGTAACCTCAAAAAAGTAGATGCCGATATAAAATTTTATGATGACAATGATAATTGCCCAACGTGTGGTCAGACTTTGGATTATCAGCATGTTCAATTAATATTATCCGAAAAACAAAAACAGGCAGATGAATTTAGACAAGGGTCGGTTGATATTTCGGAAGAAATTCATTCAACCGAAAAGGGAGTAGAAACCAAAGAGATTATAGAAGGTGAAATACAAAATCATGAAATTTCTATCACCAATTGTGCTAATAGTACGGTAGCACTCAACAAATATATCAATAAATTAAATAAGGATATTGAGTATTTACATCAGGTTCGTGATAAATCTGATGGTGATCTTGAGAAGATTACTAAACTCAATGAAGAACGATATAGGATTGCTGAAGCAATAACTGAATTGGCAGAAGAACAGAAATATTATCATACTATGGGAGACATGCTTAAGGATGGTGGAATTAAAACCCAGATCATCAAGCAATATTTGCCCGTAATGAATAATTTGGTTAATAAATATCTGACTGCAATGGAATCTTATTTTAATTTCACTATTGACGAACAGTTTAACGAAATCATCAAAAGTAGGTATCGTGATGAATTTAGTTATGCTTCATTTAGTGAAGGTGAGAAAATGAGAATCGACCTAGCACTCCTATTTACTTGGAGATCGGTTGCTCAATTGAAAAATAGTGCTAATACAAATCTGCTGATTTTGGACGAAGTGTTTGACAGTTCACTTGATACAAACGGCACAGATGAGTTTCTGAAACTCTTGCAGTCATTAGATTCCAAGAGCAACGTTTTCGTAATTTCGCATAAAGGTGATACTTTGTATGATAAATTCGATTCTACGATAAAATTTGAGAAAATACAGAATTTTAGTAAGGTGGTATAAAAATATAAGAAAAAAGTTGATTTGACCTAAACCTTTTGGGTGTCTCATACGTCTAATATAGTGTAAGGGGTAAGGGTTGAGTATGAAAAACTTTGATTTGACGAGGTTATTATGATTAGTACATTTATGCATCCGAGTTTTCTGCGACAGAGCAAGATTGCCAATTTCAGTACATTGGAACAATATCAACTATATAACGAAGTCCAACGTGCCAAACGTGAAGTACGAATAGAAGCAACCGTAGAGTTGGCAAGGCATGAGAGGAAGAAAGTAAATTCTACCAAAGCAGGGTTTGGAACAAAATTGGATATTTATGCCTAAAAAGTGCTTTTTCTCTTGACAAGCACTTGCCGAATGTGGTATAATATAGACGTAACAAGGGGGAAAGAAAAAGTTCTTCCCCAATCAAACTTGAATTATGGAGTACATAATGGATAGAGAATTACATTACATTCAAGATGCGTTAGAAGCATACTGTGTTGCTAAATTGACCGAATTATCGGAGAATGATGGTTTATCCATCAGCAATGATTCTCATGAAAAATATCGAGTATATAAAGAATATTGTGATACGAGACAAATAGATCCTTCTACTGATAAAAAGGGTAAGGTTTACTACAAATTGTATAATGAATATCTTCCCGTATTTTGGAATAATCTAAAAAACGAATATCCTGATTCCAAGATAGATTTTGTTGATGTTGAAAAAGAATATAGAAATCTGAAGAAAAAGGGTGATTTTCTGATTAAGGTAGAGAATGGTGTTACCAAGTCAGTTTCATTGAAAGCATATAAAAAAAGCATTAAAAGAATTCAGGTATGTAGTGGAACTTTTAATTCCTTTATTACCAATTTCCTGTTTGACGGAAAGGGTGTCGGTACTTATTATACTGAATCTGGTGATAGTTTTAATAGTAAGAACGTGGAAGCAAGAGATTCTGAAATAGAAAAATTGGGATTGGGTAGTATCTTGCCTGATTTACATGAACTTGATAGAATAAATGCAGTTGTTAAAGAGAAATTTGTTTATGGTACAAAATCTGCATGGTATCAGGATATAGAACAGGATTGGGTTCATGATCGTAAAAGTTATGGTCATTCGGCAAAAGATCTAACACTGAAAATTATTAGTGAAAATTTTACAGATGAACAGGTTAAGTCCAGACTATTAGAACAGGTCGGATTTAATGGTGAAGAAGAATTGTTGTTGTTAGACCCCGATAGAGTTATTGATAGTATTACGAATGAGAAGTTTAAAACTCTTATACATAATGTCAGATTTAATTCTTCGATTGAGTATTATATAAAGGGGCAAGGAATTAATTTTGATTTTATCGGTAAAGATGGTAGTGTTTTATTGAGTGTGAATATACCATTTACTTTGAATTCAAATGGTGCTTGGTTTCTTCCTAAAAACAAAAAGGGAAGTTTTAATGAAAAAGAAGAAATTTTCTTGGAATACGGACAACGTAGACCGAAAAAATCAAAGGAACTCGCCACTTCAATCAACTCATATGTTAATCTTGGCAAGACGGGTATTCTAGGTTGAATTTCAGAAATATAGTGGGAAATCCACCTTTTCAGGATACTGCCAATCGTGGTAAAACTCAGCATAAGGTATGGATAGATTTCACTGCACGAATTTTCGATCAGGTGTTATCATTTGGTGGCAATTTCGGTTGGATAACACCTACTAGTTTTTCAAGTCCTAGTAATAAAGTATTAAATTTGTTTCGAGAACATGAAGTCAAAGTCATCGACTTTGACACTGGTAGGTATTTTCCAACCGTTGGTTCTACTTTCAGCAATTATACTATTGTTAAAGGAAGAAATCAGACAAATACCACAATGGTTAGAAGAAATGCTAGAGAATTCGAGGTTTGTTTTGATAACAGTACATTTTATTTACCCAATGATTTTTGTGATGAATCGTATTCCATTCATAAAAAAGTTATGTTTGATAATGTAGACAGGTTTAATGTTAAGAAGGATTATGTAAGTTGTCATAATATTTTGTTGAACAAGGAAAATTCGACATTGAGTAAAACCAAAACGGACAAACATATTTATCCTGTTTTTCATACCAACAGACAAAAATGGTTTACAACATTTAAACAGGATTTTGCTGATTCAAAGAAAGTTATGTGGACAAGAAGTGGTTATACCAAACCATTTTATGATGATGGTACTATGGGGTGTACTGATATGGGTTATTACATTACAGTACAGACTGATGAAGATGGCATAAACTTGGAAAACAATTTCGATACAGAGTTATTCAGATATATTTTCAAAACCGCAAAGTGGTCTGGTTTCGGGAACGAAAAGGTTTTTTCGGCATTACCAGAGATTCCGATAGATAGGAAAATGACCGATGATGAAATGTATAATTTCTTTTCCATATCAGACGATGAAATTAATTACATAAAAACCTTTAGTAATAAAAAAGTATTAAAAGATAAAACTAAAAAACTTATTAAGTCTGATACCAGAGTTAAGAATTTGGGAGAAGTTTTTACACCCAAAGAACTAGTTAATACAATATTGGATACTTTTCCGCAAGAAGAATTCAGTTCAAATCAACTTTTTTTAGATCCGTCTTGTGGGAATGGTAATTTTTTGGTTGAGGTGGTCAAAAGAAAGAAGAACATGGGTATACCAGATGATAAAAATGCGAGTACTATTTACGGGGTTGACATTATGGAAGACAATGTTTCAGAGTGTAGGGAAAGATTACTAAGTATATTGGGAAATAAATATAAAAGGGTTTTGGACAATAATATACTATGTACAAATGGTTTTGAGTATGATTATAGTTTTTTTGATTTATATAGTATATGAAATATCAATTGATTCGTGGTGATTGTCTTGTTGAGATGAAGAAAATTGATGATGCAAGTATTGACTTGATTTTATGTGATTTGCCTTATGGTACAACTGACCAATACAGTGATAGCAATGAAAACAGAGTTTTCGATTGGGATATGGTCATTCCATTAGATTTGTTATGGGAACAGTATAAAAGAATATTGAAACCGAAGGGAACAGTTGTTTTAACTGCTGACCAACCTTTTACTTCACAATTGGTCATTTCAAATTATGAATGGTTTAAGTACGAGTGGATTTGGGTTAAGGAGAAAGTGATTGGGTTTTTATTGGCAAATTATCGACCAATGAAACAGACAGAAGATATTCTGGTTTTTTCACCAGCAGGGGCATCTGCTGGTTCTGCCAAATCTGGAAATTCTATGACATATAATCCGCAAGGGTTGATACCTAAACGGGTCAAGAAAAGGAATAATCCTAAACGACTTGGTGTTGTTATACATAATCCAGATCATTTGGGTAGTGGCAATAAATTATTAACGGATTCGGAATATGAGCAGAAATTTACTAATTATCCATCAGAAATAATAAATTGCTCACTTGATGATGAACGTGTTCATCCTACACAAAAACCAGTTGCTTTGATGGAATATCTGATTCGGACACATTCAAACGAAGATGATTTGGTTTTGGATAATTGTATGGGCAGTGGAACAACTGGTGTTGCTTGTGGTCGAACAGGCAGGAGATTTGTCGGGATAGAACAGAATCAAGAATTTTTTACTATCGCAGAAGAAAGGATCAAAGACTCCTATTTTAATTTAGAAACTATGTTTGGGGGAGACAAATGAAATGGTTTTTCGATTTTTTGAGCAATAACTCACACGAAGTTTATTGCTGGTCTTGGGCAATAACAATTTGTACTGCTTGCTTGCTTTTTCTTTTAATAATAGATAGATATTGGACTCAGGCATATTCAGAAGGATATGAACAGGGGTTCAAAGATGGTTGTGAAGAAAGTTCTTGACAAAATGATTTTTTTGTGGTATAATATACCTGTTATATGATGAGGGAAAAAATGAACGTATTTTACTTACACCATAATCCTAAAACCTGTGCCAAATATCATAATGACAAACATTGTGTCAAAATGATATTAGAATATGCACAATTGATGTCAACTGCACATCGCATCGTAGATGGTGATGATGCAGACAATTTAGTTTATAAGGCAACGCATAAAAATCACCCATCAGCAATATGGGCAAGACATTCCGATCTCAATTATGATTGGTTGTATAAATTATTTGAAGAATTGTCAAGTGAATATACCCATCGTTATGGCAAACAACATTTGTCATATACCAAACTCAAGGATATTCTACGGTATCCACCAGACAATATTACTATTGGTGAATTTACCCAACCTACTCCAGCAATGCCAGAACATTGCAAAATTCCTAACGATTCGATTGCTTCCTACCGAAATTATTACAAAACAGAAAAAAGTCATTTAGCAAAATGGACTGCTCGACCAGTTCCAAAGTGGTATAAAAAATGAATGAGAATATTAGAATAGCATTAACAATTTGGTTTGTATTTGTGTTTATATTTTTTGTAGGTAGTTGTTAGATTATGGAATTGAGTTACGATGATACGATGCATGTAAAAAAGGTCTATGAGGATTTTTATGGACAGTTGACAGATGTTTCTGATTATATGCGAATCAAGAAATTAGAAGCACTTTCGCAACTTCCACCACAACTTTTCAGTCATTCTGATGATTACTTTGACTCTTATGATATGAGTCCAATGGACATGGATTTCGAGATAGTTGACGTATCACAACAACAATTTACGAGTTTATTAGAATACACTACATCGTGGGGATTTGAAACAACACCCGGCCGATTATTGCGGTATGGGATTAAGGAAAAGAATACAAATAGATTTATAGGTTTGATTAAAATGGGTTCACCTGTTATTAATATGAAACCGAGAAATGTAATGCTTGGTGGTGTTCCTAAATTGCCAATTTTCAACCGACATGCAACAATGGGTTTTTGTATTGTACCTATGCAACCATTTGGATTTAACTATTTGGGTGGTAAATTACTTGCTCTGATATGTGCATCGCATTTTATCAGACGGGAATGGAACAAAAAATACGATACAGAAATATGTATGTTTGAAACTACATCCTTGTATGGTGATATAAAGGGTGTTTCGCAATATGATGGACTCAAACCATTTATGCGTTATAAGGGTTTGAGTGAATCTAAATTTTTACAGAGTTTTTTGGATAAACAGTATGACTATTTGAGGGATTTCTTTAAAATTAGGAATGGTGGTGTTCCTATCTTAAAACGACCACAAGCAAGTTATCGAATGAAAATTCAAAATATGATTTTAGGTATTTTGAAGAAGAATTTGAGAATACACGATCAACAGATGTACGATGATTTTAGTAAATTTATTAGTGAACGGGTTTCTCTGACTAGCAAAAAACGGTATTATGTAGGTCATTATGGTTATAAAAATGCATTAGAATATATTAAGGGTGATGAACCAAAACTAATCAAGAATGTAAATTTTGACCGTTTTGAAATGGATAATGTCATTGAGTGGTGGAGAAAAAAAGCACAACGCAGATTCGAGACATTAAAAAAGGATGGTAGATATAGAACTGAACAGGAAATTTGGGATATTAACGAGGTCAGGAAAGAATTTGATATCATTAGATGATTTAGTCTTGACTTTTAGTAAAATATGTGGTATAATAGGTGTATTATGAAATATGATTACAAAAAGGTATTAGAGGATGTGAATGACTATGTTTCATCTTTTCGGGGTAATAATTATTATTCTGATGGTGATGATGGTGTGGAAGTGATAGATTTGCTCAAGGCAAAAGACCATTTAGAGGGATTTTGTATTGGCAATATTATAAAATATATATCCAGAGCAGGGATCAAAACTGAAGATTCACGTTCTGATTTGATGAAGTGTTTTCATTATTTAATTATTTTGATGGTTCTGGAAAATCCAGAACGATATGGAGATAAAAATTATGCAATTGACAAAGGCAACGGTGGATTTGCTGAAGAATTTCTCGACCATTAATGGTTCTATTTTAGTAAAGGCAGGGAAGAAATTAGAAACTATTTCTGCAACTAAAAATATTTTGGCATCAGCAGATGTATCGGAGACTTTTGAAACACAATTTGGTATTTACGATTTGAATGAATTTTTGAATTTGGCAACTTCTGAAGCATTTATTGGTGCAGATTTGCAATTTCAAGAGAAATCTGTTGTACTGAAAAATGGTCGTTCTCGATCACGATATTATTATGCTGATCCTAGTACAATTATTTCACCTACGCAAATGTTGACAATGCCTGATATTGATGTTAGGGTCAAGATTAGTTCAGATGATTTGAAACGAATTAAAAGTATGGCATCAATTCTAGGCAAGAATGACTTTACTATTTCTGGTGTAGACGATGAAATAATTATGTCAGTTTCAGACAAGAAAGATCCGACAACTAATAATTTTGAGATGAACATTGCAAAGTTTGATGAAAATGATGTGTATGAACCGTTTTCAATGAGTATGAAAATAGAAAATCTGAAACTTATGGGGGGAGATTATGTCGTTAATCTGGCATCTAAAGGTATTGCACATTTCGTCAATAGTGATGTACCTGTGGAGTATTATATAGCAATGGCAGATGCATCTTATGGAAAAGAGGGTTAAGTAATTTATGCGTGAAGAATTTCTTTGGGTTGAAAAATATCGACCTAAAACAATAGATGAATGTATTTTGCCCGAAGATTTAAAGAGTACCTTTGGGCAATTCGTGGATAACAAAGAAATTCCAAATTTGTTATTATCTGGCACATCTGGCATCGGTAAAACCACCGTTGCCAGAGCATTGTGCGAACAGTTGGATACTGATTATATTCTTATCAATGGTTCAGAAGAAAGTGGTATTGGGGTATTGCGTACTAAAATTAAAGACTTTGCTAGTACAGTTTCCTTATCTGGGATGGCAAAAGTAATCATTTTAGATGAAGCAGATTATCTTGAACCGAATTCTACACAACCAGCATTAAGGGGGTTTATTGAAGAATTTAGCAAAAATTGTCGATTTATATTGACTGCAAATTATGCCAATAAGATCATTAAACCTTTGCATTCCAGATGTAGTGTAATTCGTTTTTCTATTCCACAATCAATAATGGCACATATGGCAAGTGGTTTTATGCAACGTGCTATATATATTCTTGGAGAAGAAAAGGTTAATTATGAAGCAAGGGTGCTTGCGGAATTGATTACTAAATACTTACCAGATTGGAGAAGAATATTGAACGAACTCCAACGGTATTCTGCGAGTGGAACTATTGATGTTGGTATTCTAACTAACTGGAAAGAAAAACCAATTACAGATTTGGTTGCATTGATAAAGAAGAAGAATTTTACCGAAATGCGAAAATGGGTTGAGCAAAATTTGGATAACGATCCAAGTGTGATGTTTCGTAAAATTTATGATGTCATGGGTGAAGATTTGACCCCACAAACACTACCACTTGCAGTTGTTTCGATTGCTGATTATAGTTATAAATCAGCATTTGTGGTAGATCAAGAGATAAACATGGTAGCATGTTTGACTGAGATTATGGGGCAATGTGAGTTTAAGTAATGGCATTATTTGATTTTATAAATGCAATCAATTATAATAAGAACAAGGATTTATACAAGGAAGATCCTTTAGCAGACAAAGAGTATAAACCATTTGTGATAAACAAGTTTCTATCACAGCATCTCGATTGCGTATTGTTCGTAAATGAGATGAACATTAGACCACATTGTGATAATGAGTTACAATTTCATTATTTTATAAATAGTCTTAGGAAGAAAAAAAGAATTGCCAAAAAATGGCATAAATCCGAATTATCTGATGATGTCAAGTGCATACAAGAATATTACAACTATAGCAGACAGAAGGCAGAAGATGCACTTACTATTCTTGGTAGTGAGGAACTTTCTTATATTAAGGAGAGACTATATAAAGGTGGTACTAAAAAATGATAGATACTATGATAGAAGTTGCTCTGGCAGAACCAGACGATTTTCTAAAGATAAAGGAAACATTGAGTCGAATTGGTGTTGCTTCACGCAACGATAGGAAATTGTTCCAATCATGTCATATTCTGCATAAGCAGGGTAGATATTATATTGTCCATTTCAAGGAATTGTTTGCTTTAGATGGAAAACCAACTAATTTTTCGGAGAATGACGAAGCACGAAGGAATACGATTGTTAATTTGCTAAAGGAATGGGGATTACTAACTATTGTGAGAGGTGATACAGAAACAAATATTGCACCTCTAAATCAAATAAAAGTTCTTGCTTATGCCGATAAGGATGAATGGGAACTAATTCCGAAATATAATATCGGAAAAAAATAAGGATGTTGGGTATCGGGGTTGTCCTGATACCCACTTTACAAGTGGTTGATTCTTAGAATAACCACGAAATTTCAATCTTGCTTACAAGATAAGGAGACTATTATGACTAGAATGCTTGCAACTTTAAATCGTAATACTATTGATCCATTTTTCGTAGGGTTTGACCGTTTATTCGATCAACTCAATTCTTTTGATCCTTCCAAAAAACCTACAAATTATCCACCGTATAATATCATCGAAACGGGTGAAAACACTTATACAATTGAGATTGCACTTGCAGGGTTTACCGAAGACCAGATAGAAATTACCCATTTGCCAGAAAAGAGCAGTTTGGTTGTTTCTGGTTCAAATGAAACCGAAGACAATAATTATTTGCATCAAGGAATTTCTAGTAGAAAATTCCAGAGAACATGGACTGTTGCGGATACTATTGAAGTTAGGGGTGCTGAGTTTGTCAATGGAATTTTGCAAATTCAGTTGGAAAATGTCATTCCAGAAGAAAAGAAACCGAAACAGATTAAAATTACATCTAAATAATTGCAACTTGTTGTAATATATCAGGGTAGGGTAAAACCTACCCTATTTTTTTGTCTTGACTTTTTTAAAAAAATGTGGTATAATAAGGACTATGAAAAAGTTTTATACAAACGTTCTGACATTGGGAAATAAGGTCTGTGTTCGTTCCATCGAGAATGGTGAACGCAGAAAATATAGAGATGAATTTAAACCTACTGTTTTTGTTCCATCAAAGAAAAGAGGAAGTAGATATAAGACTATTGATGGGGTAGTTGTTGAATCCATACAGCCGGGAACCATTAAAGAAACTAGAGATTATATCAAAGAATATAAAGGAATACCCAATTTTCAAGTATATGGGTATACTGAGTGGTCGAATCAGTATATTGGTGAAAATTTTGATAATTGTGATTTTGATACTGAACAGATAAAGACATGTATTATTGATATTGAAGTTGCGTCTGAAATGGGATTTCCCACTGTATCTGAGGCAAGAGAAGAAATTATTGCAATCACGATGAAAGACAGTACTACGGGAAATCTATATGTTCTTGGTCGTGAACCCGTTGTTATTGATCGGGATGATGTTTATTATCTATGTTGTCCAACTGAGACAGAATTATTAGAAAAGTTTTTAAATATATGGCAGACTATGGAACCAGATGTTATAACTGGTTGGAATAGCAAAATGTATGATATGCCATATTTGGTTAGAAGAATCGAGAAAATCTTGGGTAAGAAAGAGGTGAAACGTCTTTCTATCTGGGAATTTGTTAAAGAAAAAACTGTTCGTGTGATGAACAGAGAAGAAATTGTTTATATGGTCGGTGGTTTGGCACAACTTGATTATCTTGATCTATATCGAAAATTTACATATCAGAATCAAGAAAGTTACAAATTGGATCACATTGCTTTTGTGGAATTAGGAGAGAAAAAGTTATCATATGCTGAACATGATAGTATGCACACATTCTATAAAGAGGATTATCAGAAGTTTATAGAATACAATATCAAGGACGTTGAGTTAGTCAGTCGTCTTGAAGATAAAATGAAACTGATTGATTTGGCAGTTGTAATGGCATATGATGCTGGTATAAATTATGAAGATGTCTTTGGTCAAACACGATATTGGGATGCAATGATTTACAATCATTTACGCAGAAAGAATATTGTTGTACCAAGAAAACCAGAAGATGCAGATAAACCAAAATTGGTTGGTGCATATGTTAAAGAAATTCCAGATGGTGGTATTTCATCTGATTGGGTTGTATCATTCGATCTGAACAGTCTATATCCACATTTGATTATGCAGTATAATATTTCACCTGAGACATTGTTGGAAGATGTTCCAAAGTGGGAAGGCAATATTGATGATTTGGTTACAGGTCAGGCAAAATTACCCAATGTCAAGAACGGATCTATGGCAGGGAACGGTTGGTATTTTCGTAATGATACGCAAGGATTTTTACCTGAATTGATGCAACAGTTGTATGATGATAGGGTTACATATAAAAAGTTGTATTTGGAAGCAGAAAAGGCAAATGATGATGTTAATAAGTCTAAATATAACAATCGACAAATGGCACGAAAAATATCACTAAATAGTGCTTATGGTGCTATTGGTAATGAATATTTTCGGTATTTTGATATTCGTAAAGCAGAAGCAATTACGATGTCAGGTCAATTAGCAATTCGTTGGATTGAACGAAAAATGAATGATTATATGAATGGATTGTTACAGACAGAGGATGTTGATTATGTGGTTGCAAGTGATACCGATTCTGTGTATATTAACATGGGAGATGTGGTTGAAAAGTTTTTATCTAAAATAGACGATAAAAATAAAATTGTTGATGCTTTGTCTCAATTTTGTGATGATAAAGTTGAACCATTTATTGATGGTGCATATCAAGAATTGGCAGATTATATGAATTCATATCAGCAACGAATGGTGATGAAACGAGAGGTCATTGCTGATCGTGGTTTATGGACTGCTAAAAAACGATATATTTTAAATGTACATGACAGTGAGGGTATACGTTATGATGAACCAAAGTTAAAAATTATGGGAATTGAAGCAGTTCGTAGTTCAACCCCATCTGCTTGTAGGGATACGATTCTGGAGACTATGAAATTGATTCTAAATGGTACAGAAGATGAATTGATTGATTATGTTTCTAATTTTCGTGATGAATTTATGGAATTGCCAGCAGAAGAAATTTCATTTCCACGTTCTGTTAGGGGGTTGGATAAATATTATGATAGTGTTACAAGATATACTAAAGGAACACCAATTCATGTGAAAGGTAGTTTGATACATAATCTTTTATTGAAGGAAAAATCGTTATCTAGCAAATTTATGACCATCAAAGATGGTGATAAAATAAAATTTACATATTTAAAAGAACCGAATCCGACAAAGGATAAAGTGATTGCATTTGCAAATGCGTTGCCAAGTGAATTTGATTTGGATTCCCATATTGATAGGGATATGCAATTTGAAAAAGCATATCTCGAACCCATTAAAACTGTTTTGAATGTTGTGGGATGGCAACACGAAAAACAAGAAAGTTTAGAATCATTTTTTGTATGAGGTATAACAATGCGAGTTTATGAATTATCAAAAGAATATGGCAAAGTTTCCACTGAATTTCTTGATGAAATACAGGGTTATGGTGTTGATGTCAAAAGTCATTTAGCATCATTAACTGACGATCAAGTTGCAGTTATAAGACAGAAGATTGCAGATCAAGAAAAACCAGAAGTTAAAGAATTTTTACCACCACCAGATGTGGTAAAACCTGATGCTATAACAGAAATAAATGAGTCTGCTAATAATTTGCTTGAGGAAACTGCCGAAAAAACAAAAAGATTGGCAGATGAAACACAAAAAACTGCTGAACGTTTGAAGGAAAGACGTGAAGAACGTATTTCTGAACAACAAGCAGAATTGGAGAAAAGAGCAGAAGAAGTGAAGTCCAAATTGCAGGAAGTTAAGGAACAGCAATGGGCAGAAATTGATAAACCAAAGGGTTTCTTTGGTTGGTTGGCAAGTTTATTTACATAGATGTTAGATAATTCAAAGATTATAGTACCAGATGATACCTCATCTGATGGGGCAAATCCAAGCATGTGGGGTCAGTTTCTTGGTGGTGAAGCAGATATTGGTGTGTTTAGATGCACCTTTTGCTTCAGAACTATCGAAGCAAAATTTCCGAGATATGATAAGATTTTAGATAGAACATACGAGGTTGATAATTCTATTACGAAAAAATGGAAATCACCTTGTTGCGTACATAGTATAGAGAGGATAAAATAAATGAGTTTTTTAACTGATCTTGTAAAAGAATTAGATGATGAACATACTACTATAGCGGCAGATGCAAAATCATCTGCCGAGTTTAGTGGTACAATAGATACAGGTTCGCATATTTTGAATGCTGTATTGTCTGGTTCTTTATGGGGTGGTGTACCCAATAATAAAATAACAGTATTTGCTGGTGAATCGGCAACTGGTAAGACATTTTTCGTGTTGGGTGTGATAAATCAGTTTTTGAAAACATATCCTGATGGGGGTGTGATATATTTTGATACTGAAAGTGCTGTAACCAATGAAATGATGCGAAGTCGAGGTATAGATTCACGACAAGTTATTAAATCTGAACCAGAGACTATTCAGAAATTTCGTCATACATCATTGCAGATAATTGACAATTATTTAGCACAGGATGAATCAGAACGAAGACCTATGATAATGGTACTTGATAGTTTGGGTCAATTATCCAGTACTAAAGAAATTGAAGATACGGCAAAAGGTGAAGAAACGAGAGATATGACTAAAGCACAGATTTTAAAGGCAACATTTAGGGTGTTGAATTTGAAATTATCAAAGGCACAAGTTCCTCTGATTGTTTGTAATCATATTTATGATGTGGTTGGTTCATATGTTCCTATGAAAGAAATGTCAGGTGGTTCTGGTCTGAAATATTCTGCATCTACTATTGCATTTTTGTCGAAAAAGAAAGAAAGGGATGGTACTGATGTTGTTGGAAATATTATTAAAGTTAAGATGCAGAAAAGTCGTTTGTCCAAAGAAAATAAGGAAGTTTCTTGTTTGCTTAATTATGAAAAGGGTTTAGATAGGTATTATGGATTGCTCGATTTAGGTGTAGATGCTGGTATATTCAAGAAGGTATCAAATAGGATAGAACTACCAGATGGTAAGAAACTATATGCCAAGCAGATATATGAAAATCCAAAGGAGTATTTTACAGATGGAGTGATGGAAGATTTAGAAAAGTATTGTAATTCAGAGTATATGTACGGTGTATCCGAAAGTTCAGAAGATGTTGAACCAAGTACATTGGCATTGATTGATAGTGATGTGGAATGATAGGAATTTTGTTGAATGAGTTATGGGCAATCGGACTTGTTTCGATTTGTTATTGGATGGTATATTATATTTTTATGGTGAATGAGGATGAATGAATCTATAGCAAAAATTGGTGAATTGGTTGAGTCTACAAACCGTTCTGAGGTTTTGGGTGATATAGGGTCGTTTGGTGGTTTGTTTGCTTTGCGAAAATACGAGAAACCCGTACTAGTATCTAGTACGGATGGGGTTGGTACAAAGTTAAAAGTTGCTACAATGCTAAACAGACATGATACAGTTGGTTATGATCTTGTTGCCCATTGTGGAAACGATATTGCAGTTCATGGTGCAGAACCATTATTCTTTTTAGATTATTTTGGTACAAGCAAACTAAATCAAGATGTGTTTTTGGAAGTTATTCGTGGTATGACTGAGGGATGTCGGGAGATTGGTGCAACACTTATTGGTGGTGAAACTGCTGAAATGGCAGATTTTTATCACAACGAAGATGAATATGAGTTAGTCGGTACTATTGTGGGTGTGGTAGAACAAGATCAACTAATAACTGGTGAGAATATCAGAAGTGGTGATGTGATACTTGGAGTACCGTCTTTGGGATTGCACACAAATGGATACACATTAGCAAGGGAGATTTTCTTTGATAAATGCGGATATTCACCTGATGATTATATTGAGAGATTAGGTTGTACTGTTGGAGAAGAACTGTTAAAAAACCATTGTAGTTATGTTAGTATAATTGACTATATTAAGCATTATCGACCAATTCATGGATTGGCACATATAACAGGTGGTGGTATTTCTGGCAATTTGGTCAGAATTTTGCCTGATAATTGCTGTGCAGTTATAGATAAAAAATTATTACCCACTTTACCCATCTTTCCATTTTTAAAGACTAAGGGTGAATTGAGTGAAACAGAAATGTTTGATACATTCAATATGGGTGTTGGTTTGGTTATTGTTGTAAATTCAGATAGTGCTAAGTTTATACTAAATAGATTCAAGCAAGTCAAAAAAATCGGAGAAATAAAGGAGTACCAAATTGGAGTTGTAATAAAATGAGCAACATGAAAAAATGGACAATGGTTGTTAATGAATTTGTCCAGATATGTCAGAGATATAAAATCCCTGCACCAAAATTTGAATATTCTAGTGATGAAGAATATACAACTTCGGAGTTAGTCAGATTAACACCTGATGCTGAACCAAGACATGTATTTGGTCATTATCTTATAGACTTACACGAAAAGGAACCAGATGTTGTTGCTGATTGTATCAAAGATATGATTATCAATAATGAGAGATTTATGTCTGTCAGGGGGTTAGATTATTTTGATAGGGGTGATTTCAAATGGTGGACGAAGTGGTTAGACCCAATTAAAGAAGAAAAGGATAGGATTAGTGAATGAGAGTCGTATTACATATCGGAGAGGGTAGTGCTGAATATTATGTACCAGAAAAAATGTATGCTAGATTTCAGAAGGAGATAATGGAATATCACGAAGCAAAGAAAAATCGAGAGGGGTGGGTTTGCACCGAATGTGGTGAATCTACCTATGAAGTTGATTATGATTATCTATCTGCACCTAATTTACATCTAAGTTGTGCTTTAGAACTTGACAAACAATAGCATTTTATGGTATAATATATTGTAAAATAGTGAGGAAAAATGCGAATAGAAAAGACGATTCTAAGGAATTTGCTGTATAATGAAGAATTTACCCGAAAAGTATTACCGTTTATTGATAACAAATATTTCCACGATTCAACGGAGAAAGTTTTATTTGAGAGAATAACAGAACACATACACAAATACAATGGTTTGCCTAGCAAGGAAGCAATCGAAATTTCGATTAATGATATAGATGATATATCAGATACCATATTCCAGCAGACTATTGATTTGATTGGAGAGTTAGAAACTGAGAAGGATACAGCAACTGATGAAGATTGGTTGCTTGCTGAAACAGAGAAATTTTGTCAAGAAAAGGCAGTTTATAATGCCATTATGAAGTCGATACAGATCATTGACGATAAAAATGGCAAAACAGGTCAGGGTGAAATACCAAAGATTTTAAGTGATGCATTATCAGTTAGTTTCGATCCCAACATTGGTCATGATTATTTTGAGGATATAGAAGAACGGTTCGATTTTTATCATCGTGAGGAAACTAAAATACCGTTTGATATTTCGTTATTAAATTCCATCACAAAGGGTGGTTTGCCTAATAAGTCTTTGAATATTGTAATGGCAGGTACTGGTGTTGGAAAAAGTTTATTCATGTGTCATTGTGCAGGGGCAAACTTGAACGATGGCAAGAATGTATTGTATATAACTTTAGAAATGGCAGAGGAAAGAATTGCAGAACGAATTGATGCTAATTTGCTTGATATGGATATTGCCGATTTGGTCGGATTATCTAAGGACAATTACAACAGAAAAGTCGAGAACGTCCAAAGCAAAACAGTTGGTAGATTGATTGTTAAAGAATATCCAACTGCGGTTGCTAGTTCAACACATTTTCGTCATTTGTTGAATGAGTTACACCTAAAAAAGAATTTCAAACCAGATGTCATCTATATAGATTATCTAAATATTTGTGCATCTAGTAGGATAAAGATGGGAGCAAATGCGAATTCTTACACGTTGGTTAAATCTATTGCAGAAGAATTACGGGGTCTGGCAGTTGAGTATGATGTTCCAGTGGTTTCTGCAACACAAACTACCAGAACTGGTTTCTCTAGTGGTGATCTTGAACTCACTGATACTTCAGAAAGTTTTGGATTGCCAGCAACTGCGGATTTTATGGTAGGGATGATTTCGTCCGAAGAATTAGAAGAACAGGGTTTGGTCATTATCAAACAATTGAAAAATCGGTATAACGATTTGACCAAAAACAAACGGTTTACGGTTGGTATTGATAGAGATAAGATGCGTCTATTTGATTCAGAAGATCAGGAATTTATGCATCAGGTCAATGATGATGAAGATGATTATCAAATGAGTCAACCATTTGGCAATCGAAAGCAATTGGATTTTAGTCAAATGGTTTAGAATTATAAATAGATATATGCTACAAAATAAAAGGGCAAGTGTCTTATGCTAAGTTTTAAAAGTTTTTTATTAGAAGCATCTTTAGAAAAAAACCATTTAGTATTGGGAAATAAGTACAGAAATCGAATTATTAGTGCTATTGAAAACGATGATTTACAACTTGCTAAATCACCCAATACTAAAATTGTGGTCATAAATAAGGAAGATTTGATTCAGAGAATAAAAGATGCAAAGACCAAAGATCAACTGAGTGCGATATTCAATCGGGATACATATCCATTTGAAACTAAAGAACATGGTAAATTAAAACTAAAGGATATTGACAAATCACCATTTAGTGGTTATGGTGGTAGTGGTGGTAAAATATCAGGTGCTGATTGGGAAAAGGTTATATGTGTTGCTTGGAATCAATATATTATGAAACAAGATGAAGAAAAGGCAAAGAGTGATGCTGGAATTACCGAATGGAAACCACATTTTTCTGATGAAGTTTCCGAAAGTGGAATTATCATAACAGATATAATGTTAAAAAATGGTGCAAGCAAATTCAAAAATAAACCTATGTTGCATTATGGTGCTGGAAGTGTTTCGGTTTCGGCAACATGGAAAAAACATTACGATGATATGCGTTCGCACATTAAAGGATGGAAAGCATCAGATCAACCAGCATCTGCTAGTCGAACACCCAAAACAGATATGCGTTTTGAGAATGGTCATAAAATTTCTGCGAAGAAAAGTGGTGGTTCTCAATTAATGAGTGGTGGGGATTTTGAGACAGTAGGAACCATAGCAGTTGCTATGGCAAAGATACGAGAGCATTCGGATTTTTCCAAAGAATTGGAAACGAAATTGAAACGTCATGAATCGGATATTTTAAAAGAAGTGCGACCTAAAGTTGATAAAACTGGTGCAAAAACTGGTAAGGGGTTTATTACCAAAGGGTTTACCGATATTTGGCAGACTATGAGTGGTGCATCAGGGGCTCAAACACAAATGAAAATTGATCCTAAAGCAAAACGAGGAGAAAGAGCAAGTCTCAAAAAGGGTGTTAAAGATTCAGATGGGTTTTTGAAATGGATGGTAGAAACGACTAATATGCAAGATAGAGTACAACAAAGTTTGGAATCTATTATTAATGAGGGTGATATTGGGTTTTTGTTTCAAAAGGCAATGGTTCACGAAGCAATGACAGGTCAGGTTAAATTCGGAGAAGATTCTGATGCTTCTGCTGATTGGATTTTGAAATGGACTGAATCTGGTGAAGGAACTGAGTATCATGCAATTGGAAGTGCTGATAGTGATTATGTGGAGTATGTTACCAAAAAAACTGGTTTTAATGTATCTTTTAAAACTTCTGGTGCTGGAAAATCTGCATGGTCTGCATTGAAAATGATTTTTGGAGAATCCTTCGAGGAATTGGGTGGACAATATTTATCAGAACAAGATATGTTAGACGAAGGTGTAATTTGGAATTTTATCAAAAAATGGATTAGTCGAGCATGGAAGAAAATCGTTTCATTAGTTAGGAAATCTCTGAGCAAATTGATGGAGATTTTTGGACTAACTTTACAGGTAGATTTGAGAAAAAATTATACATTCTAATGAAAACATTTGCCGATTTTATAACAGAACAAGCAGTCAAGAATCTACACCTAGAACACATCGAAGATGAAGTGTTCAATAATGGTATAGTTGGTGCAAGGGAATCTATAAATTTTGTACAATCCTTGCGAGACATGCTTTCTGGTAGTTCAGACTCCAGTGTTGATGTTACGGTCAAGTTCGATGGAGCTCCAGCAATATTTGTTGGTACTGACCCAAGTGATGGTGAATTTTTCGTAGGAACTAAAGGTGTTTTCAATAAGAATCCAAAGTTGATTAAAAGACCAACTGACATAGCAAGATTTGGGTATAGTGGTCAGTTGGCAGAGAAATTGCTAATTTCTTTTGTTGAGTTGAAGAAATTAGGCATAAAGAATGTGCTTCAAGGTGATATGATGTATACGTCAAAAGACCTAGATAGCATTGTAGTTGATGGAGAACAATATATTTCTTTTCAACCTAATACCATCGTGTATGCTGTACCGAAAAGGTCGGAAATGGCACGAAAAATATTAAAGTCAAAGATTGGTATAGTTTTTCATACAACCTACAACGGTGCGTCATTAGAAGAAATGAGTGCCGAGTTTGGAGCAGATATTTCTGGTCTAAACGAAATTGATAGTGTATGGTTTTCTAATGCAGAATATAATGATAAATCAGGAACTATCACATTTACAAAACAGGAAACCAGTGTCATCACTGGTTTCCTTTCTAATGCTGGTAAGGCATTTCGCAAGGTCAAATCAGCAGAACTCAAAAACTTTTTAGAATTCCAAGAATCACTTCCATCTGGAGTCGCAGGGATAAAAATAAAAACTTATCTCAACTCACTGATTCGACAAGGTACTTCTATAACAGGGGTCAAAGATCATGTTAGCAATTATGTCCAGTATGTTACAGACTATGCGGAAACTAAAACAATTGGAAAAGTCAAAACCGAAAAAGCAAAAAAAGCAAAGACCGAACAAAGAGATCAAATCATCGCAAACATTAAGCAAAATGAAAGAACCATTCTAGCAGTCATGGAAATATATGCGAATCTGACGTATTCCAAAGAAATGATTTTGAACAAATTGGATACGGGGGTTCGTTTATTTCCCAATACATTTATTAGAACTGATAATGGTTATAAGATTGTTAATGACGAAGGATATGTTGCCATTGATAAAATGAAGGGCAACGCAGTCAAACTGATAGACCGATTGGAGTTTTCATATAACAACTTCAACGGTATTAAAAACTGGGATAAATAGGAGATTTATACATGGTGGATACATTAGAAATTCTTAGGGATGATTCAAACATTTTATGGACTTGTATAGCGGCATTTTTAGTGTTTTTTATGCAAGCAGGGTTTGCGTTAGTTGAAGCAGGGTTCACCAGAGCAAAGAATGTATGTAATATAATCATGAAGAATTTAATGGATGTTTCCATTGGGTCTGTTATTTTTTGGTTATTTGGTTTCGGTTTGATGTTTGGTGCATCGAATGGATATTTCGGTACAAATTTCTTTATGTTCGATGGTTCGTCTGAAATAGCAAAGGAAACAGGAAATTCGGTTGGTTTTAACTGGGCATTTTTATTATTTCAAACAGTGTTTTGTGCAACTACAGCAACCATAGTTAGTGGTGCGGTAGCAGAACGTACTAAATTCACATCGTATTTGTTATTTTCACTAATTATTTGTGGTTTGATTTATCCTATTTTTGGTTCGTGGGCATGGGGTAGTCTATATGCTGGTGAGGGATGGTTGGAAATAATAGGGTTTCACGATTTTGCTGGTTCAACTGTAGTTCATTCTATTGGTGGTTGGGCGGCATTAGCAGGGGCAATAGTTGTAGGTGCTAGACGAGGAAAATATTTAGAAAATGGAACTATGAGATTGATTGCACCACATAATGTACCAATAGGTGCGTTGGGTGTGTTTATTCTATGGTTGGGTTGGTTTGGATTTAATGCTGGTAGTACAACTTCACTTGGTGGAGATTTGGCATTTATTGCAGTCGTTACAAATTTATCTGCATGTGCAGGAGCAATTGGTGCTGGTTTATTGAGTTGGTTTTTATATCGAAAACCAGACCCAACGTTAGCATTGAATGGTGCTTTAGCAGGGTTGGTTTCGATAACTGCTGGATGTGATATTATTTCACCTAGTATGGCAGTTTTAACAGGTTTGATTGGTGGTGTTATTGTTGTTAGTGCAGTTAGATTATTCGATAGGTTGAAAATTGATGATCCAGTTGGTGCAATTTCGGTGCATGGAGTTTGTGGTGCATGGGGTACGTTAGCAATAGGATTGTTAAGTTCTAAAGCAAGTCTTGGACAACTCTTTATACAGTCCGTTGGAGTTTTTGTTGCCTTTTTATGGGCATTTGGACTGAGTTTTCCATTATTTCTTCTAATCAAACATACTATCGGAATCAGGGTTGATGAACGTGAAGAATTTGAAGGTTTAGACATTGCAGAGCATGGAATTTCTGGTTACGAAGGAGTACCGATTCTAGTGAATCAAAGAGAGATGTAGATGTCAGAATTTGAACTTGCCGTTATGGTATTGATGGTAGTTCTTATTATACTGAATAATTAAAAAGGGGCAGAACGATGCAAGGAACAATAATGGAAAAATATGTACAAGCAATCGACCATCTTGAGGAAGGTGGTCGTTCTTCGCAAGGTACATTATTTCAAGCAATTGGTTGGATTGATAACAGTCGATATATCCGAAAGGGTAGTGTAGTTGGGAATACTAAAACTAATTCCATTTCATTCAAAATGAATGATGGTACTGATATAACTATCAATAACGTTGTTTACAAGAAGGATAAAAGAAAATTTTGCTACGATGAAATATTGGGTGTCGAAGATGATTTTAATAGAACTTCTGATATAATAAATACTTTAGCAGAAATTGGTATAGACTTCAATACAGACGAGAAATATTAAAAATGAAATCGTTCAGGAACTTCATCACCGAAAATAGGAATTTGGCATTACAAATTTCAGATGTTATATATAGATTTACCAGTGGTCTTCTTTTCGGTGATGATAGAGTTCAGTGCCATGAATCTGTCAAAAAAGTTAAAGAAGAAGGTCAGGAATTACAGGTTGGTAAATTTAGATTTCACGGAATTCTAAGTTTCATAGAGTGGGATGAGTCAAAATGGGATTTATTTGAAAAGGTTGTAAAATCCGATACATCGTGGAAAAAAATAAATATCAAAGAATTTCAGAATTTGGTTATAGACATTTCTGATGGGTCGGTAAATGGGCATAGTTTTATAAAGGTATTTGATTATTATATTGACCCGTATTTTAATTCTGCTGGTTTAAGTTTTCAGGAAATACAAAAATCTTGTAAATGGTTTGCAAAGATTTACAAGAAAATGGGGATAATATGATAAGTTTTAAGCAATTCATTACAGAAGCAGTTGGACAACGAGAACTGAAAGACATGGTTTTTGTTCCTTTCAGTAGAACTGATGCCAGTTCAGATAATGTTAGTTTTATGCGACAGTTGGTAATGCCAATGTCTAAAAAGATGTCTCAACGTCTTTTTGGTGAAAGAAATCGAGTTAAAGCGGCACATATCACCAGTGAAGGTTCTGTGGATGGATTGGTTAAAATGCAAGGAACCCAAAAATCATTGGCATGTATGACCAATCCATCTGACCCAAAAATATGGAGAGAAGGTGTTGCAACGGGTGGTGGTATTGTTTTTATTGTTGAAGGTTATCCTACACTCATTGCTAATATTGACTTATATAGCAGATTAGACCAACAAGGTAGACGTTTTATACCTTTGTCGAGTTTATTTCCACTTGACAGAGGTGAGTTCACATATCCACCTGAGCATGACAAGTTAATGAAGCAATTACGCAGTACAATATTCAGACAGATTAAAGAAGCACAGAGCAATATTCTTTTCAATTTGGTTTCTAGCAAATTAGTCAAGGGCAATGATAACTTGGTAAATCATATAATGCAGTCTGGATTCCATAACATTCCAAAACTGAAAATCAAGGAATGGGGTGATTGGTTGGGTGTTGATAAAAAACTCTATGGAAAAATTATGTCATTTTGTATTAAGATGTGGTTCGATGAAATGGAAAAAATATGGAAATCCAACTACAGAAAAATGGAATATATTTTCGATCCAGAAATGATGTCAGAACGAAGGATGGGTTGGGATGAAATCAATTTGGTTGATATAAAATTGCTCAAGTGTTATGTTGTATCTGAAACTGCTGGTGATTTATGGGGAGATTTCGGAGTACAAGATGACGATATTTGGAATGATGGTGAAGAAGTTGATACAGGTGGAGTTCCAATTGCTGGATATTTGGAAATTGATATGTCTCATGATGAATATTCAGAAAAGGGTTGGAAGGCAGTTCGAGATATACAACAGGAGATACGTCAATGAAATCGTTTAAGCAATTTATCACTGAAGGTACTGCTTCCGAAATTAAGGAATTGATTTTTGTAGATAGTGAGTATGAGTATCCAATTCC